CAAAATAGGCAATCAGCAGCCAAGTTTACTTAGGGTCTCTACTAACTATAGTAGTGTTAAGTAAAAAGGTTCAACGACTAGAAAGTGATCAACCCTGAAATAATCTTTCCACGAGCGCCCGACTCTCGTAACAACCACTTCTTAAGAAGATACCTAAGAATGTGCTTTAGCATAAAATCCTTATCTCGCGTAAAATGCAAGAGGGATGGTTTAGAAAAGCACAGAATTCTACCTAAATGTATGGGTGGAACTTACAACCCCGAAAACGTAGTTTTAACTACAAGAAGAGAACATACAGTTCTTCATTTAGTACTTCATAAAGCTTTCCCCACTAATATAAAACTCGCTGAATGCGCCTCCTTAATGAACGGATCCAAAGGGTCCAAGTTCTACAAGACTCTGGAGTATTGTCAGAAAAACGAGGAAAAGTCAAAACGGATAGCTGAGTCTAACAGAAGGAGAAAAGTTTCTTGGGGTCATAAAATTTCCAGCTCCCTAAAAGGTCGAACCAAAGACAAGGAGCACAGGGATAAGATAAGTAGCACTATGAAAGAAGTGTGGAAAAATAATCCCACAATGATTGACAAGTGCTCCCGTAAAAACTCTATCCATAGCGATGAGTCAAAGCGAAAAATTTCCTGTGCGATATCAAAACAAAGATGGTACTGGAAAATCGAAGGTGCAGAAGTGATTAGAACTCGGTCAGAAAAACACCCCGGCGAGGGGTGGCAGCTGGGCCGTAATCCGAGATGATGATATAGTCTGAACTTTACAGAAATGTAGAGAAGTAAAGGATAAAGAGCCTTTACGATAACAAGTTGCTACAACAAACTTATGCAGGTGTGGATTAATTAGGGTCCCAACTTCCAAACAAAGTTGAAAATCGGGTGAATTGCTGGAACACCTTAGTTTTGCTTTTGCAAAATAGGCAATCAGCAGCCAAGGCCCCTAGGGATAGGGGCAAGGTTCAACGACTAGATTAAGTAGCCTAGAACAGGCGAACAATCCACGAGCGCCCGACTCTTTGCTCAAGCAAAGATGATGATATAGTCTGACCTGTATGGAAACATACAGAAGCAAAAGATAAAGAGCTTTTGCGATAACACTGGCCAATCCTCACAACACTCGCACAAGGCTTCATGCTCCCTTTGGTGTAGGGGAAAAGAAATTGGGTGAACTGCGGGAAAGCCTACTTTTGCTTAGCAAAAGGGTCAATCCGCAGCCAAGCTTCCGGTACACCGGAAGAAGGTTCAGAGACTACCTGGGGGATTTAGTTCCCTTAATAACAGGCTAGAGCGCCCAACGTTTTGTAAAGAAACGATAAGATAGTCCGACACTCTGTGTAAGCAGAGAGAACATATTGTCCACCAACATTGCGAATCGATAGGGTTCCACTCAGAGGTGACTCTGATTGAAAATCGGGTGAATTGCTGGGATACCTTAGTTTTGCTTTTGCAAAATAGGCAATCAGCAGCCAAGTTTACTTAGGGTCTCTACTAACTATAGTAGTGTTAAGTAAAAAGGTTCAACGACTAGAAAGTGATCAACCCTGAAATAATCTTTCCACGAGCGCCCGACTCTCCCTTACACTACCAACGGTACATAAAGTTTATCCTCTCCAGACCCCCAAGGAGTTTGACACGAGAACCCGGACACCACATTCACCATATAGTGCCCAAGTGCATGAAGGGTGGAAATGAAGATGGTAACCTAATCAAACTCACCTACAGAGAGCACTACCTGTCTCACTGCCTACTGGCTCTAGCTTTCTCTTCCATAAAGAGGTTAGGCAAAGCTATAAACTCTTTCAAGGAGTCTTCGAAAAACTCCAGAGTGTACGAAACCTTAGCTCATCATAAACACTCGGACGAAACTAGGTTTAAAATTGGCAAATCCAATAAAGGAAAGGCCAGACCCAGGAAAGTTCCAATGTCTGATAAAGAAAGATCCGCTCGTGCAGAATTATGCAAGAACAGAGTGTGGAGTGCAGAATCAAGACAGAAACTTAAAGATAAGGCACTTAGTAAACCAACTATACAATTCGCCTTGCAAGCCGCTAATAGACCCGACCGGGATCGAACAGGCATTAAAAACCCTCGGGCTAATGTCGAAGTTTGGTCTAATTTAGGTTTATTGCATGAAGTTTGGGTTTCTAACGAAAAGTGTGGGGCCAGGAAGCTGTTCCGGCTAACCGGTCTAGGTAATACTTGGCAGTCTCTGCGAACCGTTGTTAAAAAGTTTAAGGAAGATGATGATATAGTCTGATCTTTGCAGAAATGCGAAGAAGTGAAGGATAAAGAGCCTTCACGGTAACAAGTGTTTATCGCACCGGTTGTGGACACCCCTACCCGCGCTGGGAGAATTCTCAGATTTGGGAAGGAGCAGTTTGCTATAAACGATTTCCGTCGTGCTTACGGAACTAACATCCCATACGTCCAAAGCCGCTACGACTCTGAGCCTTATGCTCTAGAGCAGGAAGTGGTCGCCTGGGAATTGCCTGAAGAGGTTGAATCAATAGCCTCCATCAGTTGAGAAACTGAAAGAAAAACTGGGTGAATTGCTGGGAAACCTGACGGTTTCAGGAGTGACTTCTCTGAAACACAAGGCAATCAGCAGCGAAACTCTCAGGGGACTGAGAGAACGTTCAACGACTAACAGCATACCACTAGAACAGTGATGAAGCTGACAAGAGCGCCTAGCACCCTAACAAGGGTGAAGATATAGTCTGAACTTTCTGGAAACAGAAAGAAGTAAAGGATAAAGAGCCTTTACGGTAACAGTATTGAATTGAAAACGCTGGCGAGGGTTGTTTGGCTCTTGCTGTGGCAGCTTAACCACAAATTAACTGGGTGAATTGCTGGGATCCCTGAATTTCCGTTAAAGAAACAGGCAATCAGCAGCCGAGTTTACTACGTCGAGAAATCGCTATGATTTCTGTGGTAAAAAGGTTCAACGACTAGACGATGAGTTTCGACAACAATAACTCGTCCACGAGCGCCCAGCCCTTTGCTTAGCAAAGGTGAAGATATAGTCTGAACTTTCTGGAAACAGAAAGAAGTAAGGGATAAAGAGCCTTTACGATAACAATTTGCCTGCACAAGTAGATCTTCGCGCAATCGAAACCAGGAATGCAATGTCCAGATTGATGAACAGCTACGAGTACACCGTTGCTCAAGCTGTTTCCGTCACCGCGACTTACAACCCTTACGAGCCCTACAACGGAACCGCAGGTTCCCAGACCGGACTCGGTTTCACAACCTGGACAAACTTTAAGACAGCTTACGGCTCCGTTGCTGGAGACGCCGCCTGGTCTGGTGCTACTTCTAACCCAATTGAAGACATCCTAACCCTCAAGCGTGCAGTCGCCAACCAAATCGGTATCCGTCCAAACTCCGCAGTCGTCGGTACTGCCGTGTTTGACCTCTTGCTGACCAACGAGAAGATCCTTGATCGTATCAAGTACACATCTGCAGACAGCGTCGACACTGACGTCATTGCTCGCTACTTCGGTCTTGAGCGTGGCCTACGTGTTGCCGAAGGTCGTTACTTAGCGCAAGATGGAACCCTACAGCCGGTATTCCCAGCTAACGGTATCCTTCTGTTCTACAGCCCTAACGGTCCTTCTGATTCCATCATGCCTGCTGGTGGTGCGAATGCTGCGACTCCTGCCTTCTCTTACACGTATCAGCTCACAAACACCCCCGCCGTCCGTCCCGAATACTACATTCGTGAACGCCGCGTTGTTCGTGCTGAAATCACAATTGAACGTGTGGTTAACCTAGTTGGCCTCGGCGCAACTGGTCTTATCGGTTCTGGCGCTATGATCACCAACATCCTATCCTGATAAGGGAAGGTACTAAGGAGGTGACCCAATGGCAATTCTCAGACCGATTACAAAGTCCCAGTACGAAGTTAGCTTCGTAGCTCCTGACGGACCCACACTAATCGCCACGTTTACAAAATTCAGCGGAATCAAGGATTCCTCAAGTAGCAGTGACTACGCCAATGGTACTGGTAACCGTATTTACAAAGTTGTAGGCCCCAAAAAGGTAGACAACATCTCCCTTTCTGCTCCGTACGATCCCACGATCTTCAAGCAGTTGGAAATTTACTGGTTGCAGTACAATTGCCGAGAAATCACAGTTACAGTCACTCCGAAGGACTGTGTTGGAAGCGGATCAGCCCCTGCTGGCGGCCAATACACTTGCTACGGGTGTCAGTTCATGTCTCTTAATACCGCCGATGTTGACCGTGAAAGCGGCAATGTCCAGGAGATTGAGATTCAATTAACCGTGAACTCTTGGGACCGAACCTGATTCACAACTCGAAAAGCCCCCTAACCGGGGCTTTTTTGTGTCCACAAGAGGGTAAAACCTTTGTAAGAATAGACCTTAAGAAGAAATGGCCAAAACTCTATTTTCAAGTGGCGTTGTCGTAACAAGTGAGTGGCTAAATGGTGCAAGGAACATTGTTTTCGACGGCCAAGAACTTGACTGGCACTACGACCCCTTGGGTCTCGACGACCTTGAAAAGACAGGGCCTACCGGCTTAGACAGCCGCTACGTTACACTGACCACTGAGCAACCCACTTTGTCGGGCACCGGTCAACTTCTGTCTGGCACACCTATTTCTGGTTCAAAAGTTGTCTCAGGGTACTGGGGCTTCGGATTTGACCCCGCCTCAAATCCCACACTCACTCAGAACTATAACAAAGCTCCGCGAAGTTTCCTGACCAACCTTAAGTACAATAACGCCAACGGCATCAGCCCATCCTCAACCAGCCAGAAATTTGCAGCGTTAGCAGACGCAGACCTTGTAACGAAAAAAGTATTGTCCGACCAGTTGAATGCTCTTGTGGTGGACAACGGTACATACTGAACGGAGAATTTAAATGCCACGTTATTCACCGTTACCGTCGGTTTCCATTGACCCGCGCAATGAAGCTGACCTGGTTCAAGCAGCGGCTCAAACCGTTTACGAAGCATCTAACAAAACCCTTAACGACTTCAGTGCGGGAAACCCCCTCGCTGTCCTCCTTGAGGGGCAGGCTTTTGCGCAGGGAGAATTCTTGTTCTGGGCCAACCAGCTCCCTGACAAAATTCTCATTGAGTGGATCGGACCCTTTTTGGGGGCAATGAGGAGGCTCGGAACAACCTCAACAGCCGAGCTGGTAATTTCGGTACCACCTTCAAAGAGTTCCACTGTTATTCCCGCAGGGACCCTGTTCTCTACAAACCCTCAGCTAACCTCAGGAGAAAGCTACGAGTTTGTTACAAGCTCCGATCTGGTGATTCCGCCTGGAGACCTCACCGGCAGAATCCCCGTTTACTCAAAGTTTGTTGGCGCCGCCTATAACGTTCCCGCAAACTCAATCACCGGAACTTCAAACACAGGAACACTCAACTTATCTGCAACAAACCCTCAACCATCCGTTGGCGGAAGTGACATCGAGACTTTTCAGGAAGTTCAGGAAAGGTTCTTCACTCTAATTCGTAGGAGAAACCCCGTCAGTGGCACCGACTGGCAAGATTTCTTCACTGATTTGTACGGTGTAGGCACTTTGACCTCTGTCCAACCGAATCGCTCCAGCTTCTACGGATACAATTACACGCAAGACTACCTTCGCCCCAACGGACAGGTGTCTTTTTTCGTGCTTGGGCCAAACGGTCAAGAACTTACAACTCAGCAACTGTCGCTGGGCCAAAACGCAGTAAATTTCTCTGTCCCGATTGAGAATCAAGGGCACCTATTCCCCATTACGCTAAGCCAAGTTCAGTACAACTTAACCGTTGAAGTGGACTCCAACGGGACTTTCGGGTCAAACTTTAAGGAGTCTGCACTCAATTTTCGAGACCGTCTCTTCTCAGTCTTCACACCTGGGCAGGTTTTTCCTGCGAACGTGACTCCGACTGTGAGCGACATCGACGCAGCGTTCTACGCAACTTTCGACACGAACACAAGGTTCAAAGACCCTTCTGTAAAAGTATCAACAGCCTACAACACTCCGAACTCCCTCAATAAGAACGCGTCGGTATACACAAATATCTACGACTTTTCCGCGTCCGACAACCTGCTGGAAGAGGGTAACCTTGTACTCGTCAATAGCCCCGCACCAACCTTCTACCCGGTAGAGTCAAACTTTACACCCTACTCCTCGAACAAGAAAGATCAGACGGTTTACGGCAACCTTACGCTCAAACAGATTAGACCGCTAACCTCCGGGTCCTACTCCCTTGGTGACATAGTGTACCACGACGGCTCCGGTGATCCGGCCCAGCAAGGGTTGCACATCGTCCTAGAGAACTTAAGCATCGGTTCTTCTTCCGCCGTTTCTTCATACATCCTGAACGGGAAAATCTCCGCAGTGAAAACCTTTTCACCGTGGGAAATTGGAAACTCTTTCACGTATTCCTCTGGTGGTACAATAAACCCTGAAATTGTGGAATATGACTACTTATCAGGAGATTTCATTCCTCAAAGTCCCTCTGCAGTACCCTTAAATAGCCGTGCAGGAGGATTTGCCTGGCTAGTTTCAAAAAACTTTACACTCAACCCGTCCACCAACGATATTACTGGTGCTCAGGCAGAGTTTTTAGTTGGGCTGCCGGTGGTTCCTGCTCAGCTTACTGCGGGGTTGTCCTATGCTCAAGGAACGTGGGTTTCTACTCCCCAAGTAGGAGGAGGGCCCAATCCCGTTGTTGACCCTCACTACAACTACGTAGACTTAACAAAGGGCGCAATTGTGAAGTACGCCCGTGTAAATGCTGGTTTCACCTATAGACCAAATCAGCTATCCGTTAAGGAATACTTTAGTAATCTTGTTGATTCGGGAATCCTATCTGAGACCATCGTGTTCAACGGGAATGGTGGCTTACCTTTGTACAAGTACAAAGCTCGGTTCAAGCCAGGACAGTACCTGTTGTACAAGGAAACTTCGTCTTCTCCAGCCACGTACTACGTTGCGACTTCGCACTTCACTCCGAGTAGCACCAACATACAAGATTTGCTTAACGAAGGGTTGGTTTATAACCTTGCCCCTAACCCTGCACTTCAGACTCAATTAGCTTCCGAGCTAACGAACAACACACTCCTGCGAAAATTTGACAGAATGTTCACCTTTTTTCAGGGTGATCGCACGTTCTTTCGAGAAGGTTCCGATGTGAAATCCTACACCGCCACCTCCGCAGTCACCCCCCTATTTGACTTTAGCATATATCTGAATAACGGCGTGTTCGTAAAGTCTGAGGAATTCGGCCCATCCCTTCCCCCCGTAGACGACTACATTCCTTACTTCAACCCCGCATACCTGAACGCCACGGAAGACACGATCTTGAGTGAAGACGGTCGGAACTATTACAGAGTCATGAAGTCATTCACACCCCAGAAAACAGTAACGAACTGGTCCGGCTTACCCGCCGACAACACTGCAAGGTACGAAGAGTACGCGGGCAACTTACTACGGTACGTAGTTTCCTATCGCTGTGAAGAGCCGGTGCTGTCCCAGTACGGTGTGGAAACATCTTCGATTAAGCTTGGATCCTGCCAAATAACTGTTGTTCCTCGGAACTCCGGAAGGAACTTTAGCTCGTCACCAAGTTTAACATACGTGTGGGAAAACACCTCAACCTTGAGTCAAATTCCCGACTTATCCTGGTACACGGGAACAACTTTTGCACTTAGCCCGCCGAACTACGGAGAGGGGACGTTAGCGCTATGAGTCAGAATCTGGTCGCATTGAACGGGGGGACTGCGCAAATTGAAACATCTTCTACTTTCGAGCAAGGAGTGAATCTTTCCTCCCAATACGTGGATGCGCTTAAGCTCAACCCTCACCCAACTGAGTGGGTTGAAAACGGGAGGCCCATCTACGCACGTTTGCCGTCGGCCTCACAACTCTACAAATTGGACTTTGGACTCGATGACGAATTCGCCCATACTTACATTCCCGTGGGGGGCGGTCGCTCAGGGACCGGGTCACTTCAGGTTCAGTCTTCCGGAGAAAACAAATTCTTGACAGTTCAGTCCGGAGTTGTAGTTTGGAAGTATGGGAGCTTAACAGTTGACCCTGTGATCATAAGCTTGGAAGAAATGGGAATGATAAGCACAAAGTACCTGCTGGCCTACCAACTTTACTACGACGACTCACCCTTTGTCGCTGAGTACTCTGTCAATAAATTTTCCTTGTCCGGGTACGATTTAAGAGTGGGGGGTAGCACAGACACTGTGTCAGGGTGGAGATACAACCCCGCTTTCGCTTTCACAGACCTTGAGTCTCAAGAGTGGAGAAACTTCGACGGTGTGTTTCCGTCTTACACTGGACAAGCGTACTTGTCGTGGCAAAGCCCGCATCCCGCCTCTTACACCGAAATTGAACTACGGTGCCCCGATGGCTCCTCTGTAACAGGCTCAGCGTCGCTTTATGTGTCGTCCAGCCCTCCCGAAAACGACGACGACCCCTACTGCTCAGATCCGGTATGGATCTTACAAGGTGCTTCCAATGTTGCTTCCGACGCTAACGGGCAGTACTTCAAGTTTTCAATTCCTGAACCCTCGTACAACCGTGGGTGGAAAGTAGTATGGACGGATACCAAAGTGGCGATCAATCGGGTGCTTGTGAGTGGTACCCTGTCCTTGCTTAGAAAGCCAGCAGCAGCAACCTCCGTTATCAACCTAGTTGCTTATCCTGAAAACAGCGTACCAAAAACCGTTAGGAACAGCACAGGAAAGGAAGTACCGGTTACTCTGTGCAAACTGGCCTACGTGAGTATTGACGGGGCTTACCGTGTTGAAAAGATCACAGACCTGAGAGAGGTGGTTCACACAGACCACCAGCCCCTGGCTGATTGGCTTACACGTGCCCTGGATACAAATCTTATCAACCTGTTCTCACAGGTGAAAGGGTACTCTTCTGTGTGGATGAGCCCGCAAAACTGCATGAGACATGAGTACGCCACTTTGCAGAACAATCTTGTAGCAGTGAAGGAGTGAAATGACCGACTTAAACCCCTCGTTCAGTATTAGTGACTTTGAGGACTACGGAACCACAAACCTATATCTAACTGCCGAGCAACTCAACTCAGTGGCTCTAACTGAGAGCCGTGTAAACGACCAGCTTGACTGGCTCGCGCAGCTATCAGGTTGGAGCGGTCCGGACTACTGGGCCAACCTTGCCTCAACAGTAACCCAAAAGCGAAACCTGTTAGCGGGGTCCTTTGGTGTGTACAACGGGTACATTCACCCAGAAGTTGTCGAAGTTCGCAACTGGAACGGCACAGTAATTATAAAGGCAGACCCACGGATACAAGTTGGTCAGACCTTTTACTTAGGAGACTTTTCGTACCTGTTGGATGATGTGTCTCAAGATGGGGCCAATTATGCCCTAACTTTCGAAGGTTTGGGTGAGCAGTTCTTCACTGACCTTTCGGAAAATAAGCAGCTCAAGGTGATGGCTCCTGGCGCTCTGCCCAGCCCGTTCTTTCGCCCCGAACCGGGTTCGACCGCCGACGCCTCCTTCCTCTGCGAAGTCCAAGGTTCCAACCTTGTCCTATTCCCGAAGCATGACACCGCGAGGACGATACCTTACAAGTTTAACACATTTGTAGCAGGTGCACGGTACTTTTTTAGTCTCCCTGTAACTTTCACCGCATCGTTAGTATCAATTGACCCGACCTACGACTTTTCGAGGGAGAGTTGGTACCTTGATATTCCCTCAGATCTTTCCTCTAACGGGTTCGGTCTCGAAGGGGAGCTAACGTACGAAAGTTCCACCTTGCGAGTGAGGGTATCCCCTTGGTCAAACCCTTCTGACTGGGCCACTCCAGAAAAGATCGATAACTTTTACGGAGTATGGTCGAACAAAGGTGGAAGGTTGCCCTTTAACTTTGTTTTTGATGCCCTAGGTATCCACGGGTTTAACGAAAAGGTCTCTGTCCATACGAGCGATGTTGACAAGTACGTAAGTTTTTACGATGTCTTGGCTTACATAGAAAGTGCGAGCGAGGGGCCAATTCCAGACTTTGGGGACTTTGGTGCCGCTGTAATTTACTGTGACGGAGTTAGAGTTTTTGAAGGAGTTTCTCACGTCTCCGACAGCTTCCAGTTTCTGTATGAAATTGACACACCATCTCAAACTTTTCGCTTTGTTTACACAGGTTCTGTGGGAGAGCCCGTAATAAGCATATCTGACTCTCTAGCATCCAATTTCAACTGCAAAATATCCAACCTCGTACTCAGTGGCCGCACTCACTATATGTCTCCAAATGTGGCAGATAGCGGGACCCTCTTAAGGCCATGGAAAAGTGAAGCTTTGCAGGTAATTAGCTCTCCAAGCGAACTTGAGCTTCTTCGGAGCCCTAACTCTCTTCGGGCCGACACAAACCACGGACCTAGTGACCCGAACTGGGAGCGGTACTTTGTGCGCCTCCCCCCTGCGTACGGGAGAGACGAAAAAACCTGGCAGAAAGTAAACCTAGTCTGTCAGAATTTCGGGTACTGGGGTTCTTCCCCCAACCCCGAGAAAATGTCGTGCCCCCTGGAACAGTCGGAGCCGCTCGTGTACGAACAAGTAGTTTTGTACGGTGGTGAGAGGGGGTTGCTGCCGTTTTTGTACTCGGAACCTTACCTGTTCTCAGATATTTTGTACGGTCAAGGGACGTCGGACGACTACGACAATTCGGATATTGCCCCTGGTTTTGACACTCCCTACGATGACTTTGACGAGGCCGAGCTTGTGAGCTACGACCTTCTTCACAGTCGCACAGCAAACACTTCCTTACCTGGGGAGACTTACGGTGACTGGGATGGGGAGTACTTACGCTCGCCTTCCTCTGAGAACTTACGTGGATTCCTCGTCAATGATCTCAAGGAAGAAACACTCGAAGTCGTTCCAGCACCAGTGTGGGACGCGAGCATCTATAAGTACCCGCCAATTTGCAAAGACGGGAGTGCATCCTCAACTGTCGACGCGAATCACTACAAAGTGGGGTACTCACTATTTGCAGCCGATCTGTCTGCGTCAGAAGAAGGCGTTTTCGACTTTGAGACTTGACGGGTAAAAACTCTTAGCTACCTTACTGAAATGACCACACGAAGAAAAAGTACCCCCGACACAGAAACAGTTCCCCCAGATAACACCGAGGAGACAACCACTGTGACAACTGCACCTGAACACCCTATCGAGGAACTAGGCGAGTCTCACCTGGAGCCTCACCAGGAAATCCCTCAGGAGGACCACCCTGAAGCAAGCTCTGAGGAGCCCCCGGTAAAAGAAGCAACGGTGGCACCACGACCACCCGCACTCGCTAAGCGACTACCGTCAAAAAACACTCCGAAGTTTTCCCTCAAGATACGGTAAACTATGGCCCAAAGCCTGAGAAACATTCCATGGATTCGACAACAGGCCGAGATGGCGAAAGCCATCGAAGCCAACGCGAGGTACGCCGGGTCACCCAGGGGAACTGTTCGTGGAACGATAATTAGTGTTGAGGACCCTGAAGACTTGGGAAGAGTCAAGGTGCTGTTCGACGCCATGAACCCTCAGGATATTCCGTCAGTCGAAGGTGCAGGGGAATTTTCTTTACCAAGGCCAGGAGAGTCAAGCAACTTGTCACACTGGCTCGATGTTTCCCCAGCATTTAAGGGAAAGCAGCCGAAGACACTCGAAGGAAAGAGAGTGAATATTTCTTTGAGCAACGGGGAGTACCACTATGCAGTTTTGCAAGACGTGCTGTACGACCCTCAGAATTTGACCGACGGCTCTCAGCAAGCTCTACAGATTCCGAGCAACAGCACAATGACTCGGCTGCCGATATACGAAGCTGGCGGTCTGCCCCCGGCGTGCAAGGAGAACCACGGCTGCACTGTTGTTGAAGAAAATGGTCCAATGAACTCAGATTGGGTGTGTATTTGTCTGAAGAGAGACGGACAGTACATATGGGTAAGGCACGCAGATTTGGCGCACGGGCACGCAGGCGGAAACGATGTTACATCGCAGGTTGACTCTGCTGGAAATCGTCTCAGCCCTGGACAAATGGCTGCAACATACGACCACGTTTTTGTTACAAGTCATCAGGAAATGAAAAAAGAGGGGCGAACCGGGTACTCTACTGCCCCTGCCGGTAATCCTTGGGGGTCTGCTGCAGCGTGGGCACCGCCCCCGATGAGCACGATACAAGCTTTCAAGTTTGTGGAAGGGCCTTTGTTCAGCCAAGACACTGCCCTTAGCTTTGCACGAAATTCTGGGTTTATCGATAATATTACCGGGTCGTTCATAACCACCTACAACCCTGACATTCTCGCCGCAGTCGAGAGTGTCCCAGGGTCGAATTTTACGAAGACAGCGATTCAGCAAGCACAAAAAGTTCTAAACTTCTCAGAAGTTCTTAGAAAAGTCATAGCAGACCCCACCGACTTTGTGAAAAATGCGGCAGAGAAGTCGCTGCCTTCCTATGTTCCGGGTGCCACCAAGTTTGTCATCTCGACGCTTCAGAACCCTGCGGCAACAATAAAAACTGTTTTCTCTAAGCTACCTTCCTTACCCAACCCCTTCAAATGACGTTCACCGAGGATTACGACCCAGGCTTTGTCAACTCTCCGGGGTTCGGCCAGAGTGCTACAAACCCATTGGCACCAGTGTTCTACAAATCTCTCGGAGTAGTTGAGAACCTCTGTGTATACGACTCAATTTACGCTGCTAACTCCGTGAATGCGCACGTTTCCTTTTCGATTGGAAAGAGTTTTTTGAGCCAGAAAAGATTCTTTGTTGCGGTGCCCACAACTTTTCTTGAGCCGGTGACTTGCGAACAGGACCTGAGAGTCGAAGCAATAACCAACACGGATCGGCTCATTGTGGACGGAAAAGAGTACCGAGACCGGGTTATTGTCGCTAGGAACGGAACTTTCCACGCACTGGTGAGAGTCTAATGGCAGTACGTCGCCCATCGGTCTATCGCCAAGGGGAATTTATCTTTCAGGACTTCTTGTACTTTCAGGACGGGGCAAGTGAGCTGCGGTATGTCCTAGGAAAGTATGATGGGGAGCCCTACGAGTCCGTTGCTCAAACTTTCGATTACCCCTCACCAGGTTTAAGGGGAGGGAGCATAGCATCCCGAGTAGACTACACAGTGAGCGGTAAGTTGCTCACGATAGACAATTGGGAAGTCAACTGGAGAGACGAGTGGCCCCTTCGACTGGCCTTTCAATTCCTTATAAATTGTCTCTACTCCCCCGCCCAAGGGTACTCGGTGCGAGCTCACAAGGATATCTACTCGTTTTGGGTGTCCGAGAATCTCTCTCCCGTGTCAAACGACCCGAAAGACTTCCTGCTGCGTTGACTACCTAGACCAGGTCCGCAAAGGGTAAAATAAAAGATAGGGGTGAAAACACTCCCTGAAATTTTCACAACATCAGACATGAACAAACTCGACCACTGTTACCTCGAAGCCCTCTCAGAAGCACTGAAAGGTAACTTAGGCGAAGCTTTAGAACTCCGCAATGAAGCGGATGCGTTAGCATCCGAAGGTTTGTCCTTCTCTGAAAATTACGGGAACAAATACCCATTCATTGAAGAAGCTGTGAACACTTTACTTGATTCGTACGAATTCACTCGCTGCGTGAAACCGTCCGGTGAAGCGTACGGAACAGCGGGGCAGTGCAGAAAAGGAACTGAAGAAGCCAAACCGGTAAAGGCGACTTCTCCCGCCAGGCGAACCAAGGTAGAAAGAGACATGGCTGCCCAAGCCACTCTCAAAAGACTCGCAGCCAAAGGTCCGGATACTTCCGTAAGAAAGCAGGGTGACAGGGTAGTGGTCAGTAAGGGGTCTGAGTTCAAGGCTGTTCTACACCCCGAGCACCAAACTGCCCTTGGAAAGTTAAAGGAGGGGGAAAGGTTCAAATTTGAGGACGAAAGTGGCACCCATTGGTCGGCGACACGGTCCGGAAATAGTATACGCTTAGAGGGGGGAGATACAAGGCATGGAAGCAAACCTTACATAATGTCAATAGGTAGGGACAAACTGATGTGAGGTAGCTTTCGTGGGGCTTCGACTTCCCTTAGACAGCAGGGTAAAACCTTGTACAAGGGAAGAGCCGAATGTCAGTTCCGCAGATAAAAGAGGCCATACTCTCAGCACCGAGTACGGTTGTCCTGTACTTCGATAGCCCACTTGACACTCGGGTCAGTGTTCCCATAAGTTCCTTCACTGTGAACTACGGCCAGTACGGTGTCGAGACACTTGTGTACTCCTCGGACACAATGGTATCCCTTGGGCTAGACAGCTGCTTGTCTGCGTGGGACGAGGTATTTGTTTCCTATGAGCCCCCCGTCGCCTTAGCGTCCTGCATGAGGGGGCCAGTTCCCTCCACAGCTAGTGATGTTGAAAAGAAAAGAAACGCAGTACGAGGCTTTTACCGAGTTTCGGTCCGAAACACACTTACGCCAAGCGAGCAGACAGAAAGCTCTCGCAAGGGTTCCAACCTTGGGCAGACTATTGGCGGTTACGGCTATCCGCATCAAGATCGCTCAGGTGTTTTAACGCCAAACAGGTCCGACCCGCGTAGCGCGTCTCCCGACGATTTCATTATCGCTTACGGACTCAAGGAAGCCGTACAACTTACAAACATTGACGACGCGAGTGCAAACTCGGTGAATGTTGCCAAGATGCGAATGGCAATCGAGGATGCAAACGCTCTCATAGACTCATACATTGAGCAGTCAGGGAAAGCGGGAAAGGTCCTAATTACGAGCAACCGCCGCCGAACAGCACTGATTATAGCCCGATACTACCTGGATAATGTCCGGCGAAGAGAAGATGTTTTCAAGGATTACACCGAAGCACTAAAACAACTCGACGCTGAACGAGAAATGACTTCGGTTCGTGCGGGCCACGGTGACTCAGCTATAGATACGAAAGCTGGGATCATGCGTTCTTGGCGCGTCCCCCAACGGTACAACGGAGTTTCAGGTAAAGGTTTCGGCGGATGGAACACGGACATGGCGGGAGACCAGGCTCCGGACTTTCGTGCTGGTTTTGGGGCAACGGGGCAAAACAACTCTGAGACTAACTGGATCTCAGCACGAAACTACGAAGACTTAGGTGGGACTCCACAAATTACAGAGCCGAACGACGCAGGCGGCTATCGCGTTAACGGCTCTGATACGATCTACCCTTAAGTCCCAACCTAAATGGAACTGAATACAATAACTAAAATAGAGCAATTCCTCTGCGACTCTCTTATTGCCTCCCCCCTCATACCAATTGGGGTTAATGTATTGCGTTTGGCTGACGCGGTTGAGAATGAGGGCGTTGTAACTCAGACGAACAACATTGTTGTGCGCTACGAAAGCTCAACAAGCAATGTTAAAAACCGAGTGCCTTTCATATACGAAGACACTCTCAATTTCGAGCTTAACTTTTCGTGCCAAAACTACCTGACGAGTTCCGGACACGACTTTGCCACGCAACTCCTCATGGGCGCAAAAATCACACTGTCGGGGAGTGCCCCTTCGGGTGCTTACGTGCAAGTTTTGGAACCTTTTCGATGCTCTACGTCCCAGTTCACAGGCTTAAGCCCGGAGTCCCAGTACACCTACACTCAAAACTGGTCCGTAACTATCGAGGAAACCCTGCCGTATATCGCACTCGACCCCTGTGTTCAACGTGGTGATTGCCGCCAAATTTTTCCCACTCTAAATGTCCTAACTTCTTTGCCTTTGGCTGGTGTCCTCGATGAAGCAACGGGGAGTGTGTATGTGCCGTGGTACCCTGAAACGAATCCCCTGGATGCTGCGTTCACAGACGCACTCGGAGTGCAGTGGAGCGAAGAACTTACGCAGTCAGGAGATTGGGTCTATGTTCGCAGCCCTAGTGAAGTATTCCTCGAAGATCCTTTAAATCAGCCGATCTACTTGCTAAGTAATAAGAATTTCACGGCGGACGGTCGCTTGGTTGTAACAATTTGGAACGCCACAACAAAGCAGCCCATAAAGGAAGTTTTCTACGTTAACTCCGGGAAAAAGCTTGCTCGTTACGCTGTGGATCTTTGGAGGAACACGGTTTCTGGCGCAGCCAAGGGGGGAATAGACCCGCTAAGTGTGAAGGATGCGTCGTGGTCGTCGGGACTCACCTACGGGGAGTTCGCAATTGTGAGAGGGGCGAACCGAACCCTGTACTCAGACCCCCTAGATCCAAACGGCAAGTCGCAAACTTTGATGGGTGGAACACTCGTCGGTGTAAAACCCGACACGTTTATTCAAACACCGCAGGGACGGTTCTACTTTGTAGCCCAGTCTCCGCAGGGTAAAGGTTGGTTGATACAAGATTCCTTCGAGCTTGCGTCGATTAATTCCCTGTGGAAGCTCGGCTGCATTCCTTGCGAAGGCGGGCCAAATCCTCCGAGTCTCTATTAAGTATGGCAACTCCCGCACAGCTCTGGGCACAGTATGACGTTGCTGTTAAGTCCAACAATTCGGCCTTGGCGCAGGCCATCCTTAAACAATTGCAAAACTTCCGGAGTTATCCCACTTCAAATACGGGGTGCTCACGATGCAGAAAAACACTATGACAACAACTTCGAACGACAAAATCCTGAGGCAGAAAGAGACCCTTGCCGCAGCAGCATTGCAGGTTGCTGAAGACGCTCTTGAGCTGCTTCAAGACCACTTGGAGGAGTGCAGCACTCGAGATCTTGTGACTGTGTTCAACTCGGCTGTGAAAGCGCACCGCGAGATTGTGTCGGATATTGTGAGTCTGACCGATTCAGAAAGCAAACAAGAGCAGATACTGGCGAAAGAATATAACGGGACACTTACGAAGTTGCTAAAAAGTATTGAGTGAGAGACCCGTAAAACGTATAACAGTGTAATATGAATTTTCGCCCCCCGTCTATAACGCACGCTTCACAGCTAGAGGAAAAATCCCGGTGGAGAAAATATACGAAAGGTATTCGAGAGCTTGAACTTCTTGAGGCACCTCGATCTGTAATTCAGGAGTTCAGGTTCAAGGCTGCCCGAGATTGTTTCCTGGCCTTTTGTGACATTATGAAAAATGGGGACTTAAAAGTTTCCCCCTTTCATGAGATTATTGCAAGCGCCTTTGAGGATCTTTACGAACGTCGATACAATCGGCTTATTATCTCGTGCCCACCACGTTCAGGGAAGTCAATGCTTTCCACAATGTTCCTAGCGTGGTTGCTCGGAAAAGACGAAAGAACTCAGCACATCTTGGCTTCTTATGGGGCTTCCCTGTCTCAGAAGTTTCACAGAGAAGCGGTTGTCATGATGAAGACCCCTTCATTTAGGAAGGTCTTTCCTGAATTTTCAGGGTTTAACCGCGACTCGAAATATGACTTAGTTGGGGGTGGTTATGTACTTGCGACGTCCGTTGGAGGTATTCTCACTGGTTTCACGTCTGGAACCATAGACATGGATTCCACGGGTATTGGTGCGGCACTAATTGACGACCCTTTGAAATCTTCTGACTCTAAAGCAGCACTAGACAACTTAGAAAGTTGGTGGGCAGAGCAAATGTCCACACGAAGAACAAATCACTACGCCCAAGTCATTATAGCAACACGTTTTCATGAGAAAGACCTTCATGGGGTCTTAATGGACGGTGATGGTTTATATGACCCTGAAGATAATCCTTTCGGATGGAGGTGGATAAACATTGCAGGGCTCTGTGAGGACCCTGACAATGACCCTCTAGGTAGAGAGATGGGGAAGAGCCACTGGCCCGACAACCCCGCTTTCTCTGTTCCGATGCTTGAGTCCCAGAAAAAGATAATGGGTAGCTTTAAGTTCGCAGCTCTTTACCAAGGGGTTCCTGTATCGGCTGAGGGGCAGATTGTAAAGAATAGCTGGGTGGAGGTGATTGAGGAAGAAGACTGCCCACCCTTGGACGTTGTTTGGTTTGGAGTTGACTGCGCTTTCTCCGAGCGGGAGAAAGCTGATGAGAGCGCAATATGCGTCGCTGGCATAAACACTCGTAATCCAGATACTGTTTACATTCGTGAGATTGTCAAGGGCAAGTGGGGCTTTCCTGACTTGATTGACTCGGTAAAGCAGCATTACGCCCTATACAACGCAAAGGTATTATGCATTGAGAAAGCCGCATCGGGGCACTCTCTCATTCAAATGCTGAAACGAGAGGCTAAGATACCCATCGAGGAAATGAGGCCGCTGAAGTCAAAAACGACTCGCCTTCAGGCAGTCTGCCCTTTACTCGAAAACCATCGCGTTATACTGGTTCGAGGACTATGGACTGACGCGTTCGTAAAGGAACTAACTTCTTTCCCGTATGTTCGCCACGACGATAGTACTGACGCCATGGTATGGGCGCTGACTTACTACTCGCTCAAAATTGACTCTGTGGATCGGGGTATACAAGACTCGATCATTCAGAGTCGAAAATGGGCTGGTGACCTACGCAGACCGATGTTCAGAGACGGTCAATCCTACGGTGGGCTTTTCGAAGAGCGAATTGTATCGGTCGGGGGCCGAAGAGTCCCCCGCAGTACGGGCTTAAACGACCCTGACCCCCAGTCTGCCGAGACACTTGATAGGGGCATTTTCCGGGGTGGCCGCAGCCGAGGTCTTCGGAGCGGATCCGGCTACGACCTTTTTAATTAGCTCAATCCAAGACAACACAAACACAACCACAAGATGTCACTTAAACACCAAAAAATAACGCACGCTTCTCAGCTAGCAGAGCACTCAAGCTGGAGGAGCTACCGACGAAAACTCCTTGAGCTGAAACTTGAGGGGTTACCTCAAGAAGCGTTCGCTAAGGAAAGTGCGAAAAGTAGCTTTCTTGCTTTCTGCGATCTTGTGTCCGGTGCAGGAGGTTTCGCACTCGAAAACGCACCGCTCGATACAAAAGCGTACGAAGTGATAGGGTCCGCCTTTGAGGACATCGCCGAAGGAAGGTACCCAATTCTCCTCGTGTCAATGCCACCACGATCAGGAAAAACCACTCTGGGGGTTCACTTGCTGTCCTGGCTCCTTAGCAAAGACCCCATGGCTAACCACTTTGTAACCTCGTACACACAGAATCTTGCCGCGTCGGTAGTTCACAAGACTAAGCATTTGGTTCAGTCCCCTCCGTTTCGGACGTACTCCTCTGTGGTTCCCCCACTTGCATCGTTTCATGTTTTACCAGTCTCCTTTGGGGGGTCTGTGTGCGGGGACTATTACGGTAGCTTATACGAAACGCCAGGCGTATGGCTAATCGACGACTGCCACGACGGTGTTTCGGACGGAAGTGTCAACGAGAAACAGATACGCGAGATAGGAGACCATTACGTAGGCAAAAATGCAATAGTCGTTCTCGGGTCTCGAAGAGGTGAGGGGGATATTTTCAGCTACTTTCTGGAAAAGTACGGTGTCTTTGACCCAGTCTCAAACCCGAACGGAGCCGTTCACATTAACTTATCCGCCATCATTGAGAGCGAAGAAGAAGCCAAGGTTGATATTCTAGGTAGGAAAGTTGGGCAGGGTATCAATGACGCTCTTTCCTTCCGAAACCCCACATTTAGCCCGAAGAATCTACAGGACTTACGGAAAACAATCGGAGATGTAAAGTTCTCGTGGTTGTACAAAGGGGTGTCCAACACTGGGTTCGGAGTCTGCTCTGAGATCCCACACCTGGACAAGGTTATTATATCTATTGACCCCTCTTGCTCGCCAGGCAACGCGGATATGACTGGGATTTGTGTGGCTGGATCCACGAAGGAAAAGGACTGTGTGTACGTTCTCGACGCGTACCAGGCGAATTGGGACTTGGAGACTGTTGGCGTAATTGTTTCTCTGGCTGCCAAAGCATACGGCGTGACAGAAGTTGTTATCGAGTCGTCTATTGAGAGTGGGCTCTGGAGACAGTACCTGGAGAAGCCAGGTCTACCTGTTCGAGTGAGCAAGGAGAGAGTGGTGGCTAAGGCACTTGCGACCAATCTAATGGTAAAGTCGGGGAAAGTAGCATCCAACTCAGATATACACAACGTGTTGTTTAAAAGTTGGGAGTGCATTGGATCGTACTCAGATATAATGGATGCTATTTTGGTTAGCTTCATGGAACTGCTTCCACCTGCTGTTTAATTCTGGTGTAGATTGCGATTCGCAACCGCACAAAAAGTTGCTGTTGTTTCTCAACAGTTAAAATGGCTATTTCACCAACTGATAAAAACACTGCAATAATGCAGGAGTTGCACGGGACACGTTGTCTCATTACAGACCCTGCCTCAGACAGGTACCTTGACCAAGCTAAGAAAAGACCCCAGTATGTGATCCCAGAAGACTCCTACTCTCGGTGGTGTGGCGGGGCTGACGGTTTCGATCTATTCGTAGAAAGGATTCACGAGTGACTTAAACGCCACCATTTAGTCAAAAAAAAGGGGGGGGGCCAACGGGTAAAACTAGCCCGTAGGGTTTCCCTTTCACAATAAACTCTACCATTCGTTTCGAAAAAGGGGGAGGATTATGTAGTCCTGGTTATCAACGAAGAATACAAGCTATCCACTGTTGTCAAGTCCTCTTATACCATGTTGAAAAGTCGAGACAAGCGCAAGTCACGTCGCGCTGAAACAGCTCAAACGGTTGAACGTTCCTATGGCCGGGGTATGGATGTTGCCCCACCTAAATTCTTAACCTGGCGCCAGGAAGAATTTTGGAACTTAATGAAGAAAAACACCGTAACAATTGCTGCAGGGAAAGCCGGAACGGGTAAGACCCTTATTGCTCTACACTTCGGTCTTGTGGGTGTTGCAAACGGTGACTTTGAGAAGGTGTACTATGTTCGCAGTGATGTGGGTGTAGAACTTCAGCGTGGGCGTGGAGCATTGCCAGGAGAGATGTCAGATAAGATGGCCCCGTTGGTGGCACCTATTTATGATAATCTCCCTTGTATCATGCGCTCTCAAGGTGCAGCTGAGTACTTGCTGTCTAAGGGGATAATTAAGCCTATTCTCCTGGAAGATATTCGTGGGCGCTCACTCAATAACGCATTCATTATTGTAGATGAGGGGCAGAATTTCTTGAAGTCGCACGTTATAACCGCCCTCACTCGCGTAGGTAAAGACTCAAAAATTTGCCTCATCGGTGACACGAAACAGGCGGACTTGGAGCAGTTTCGTCGAGATAACGGTTTACTCGATGCAATCCACCGACTGAGGAATCTAGACCAAGTTGGAATTATACAGTTTCAGAGAGAGGACATTGTCAGAAACTCAGTTATATCTCACATACTTGACAGGTACGAAGACTGAGTAGGGGGCCGAAAGGCCCCTTTCTTAAGGGTAAAAAAAAAGGGGGGGGGCGAGATACATGCACTTCCTTAGACTTCACATTTTTCAATCATGAACAAACTCGATCACTGTTACCTCGAAGCCCTTTCAGAAGCACTGAAAGGTAACTTAGGCGAAGCTTTAGAACTCCGCAATGAAGCGGATGCGTTAGCATCCGAAGGTTTCTCCTTCTCCGAAAATTACGGGAACAAATACCCCTTCATTGAAGAAGCTGTAAACACACTCCTTGGCTCTTTTGACTTTACAAGATGCGTCCGAGCCGATGGCTCGGCCTATGGTACACGAGGTAAGTGCAAGAAAGGCACCGAACAGGCTAAGCAACCAGAAGAAAAGAAAGCCATAGCTCAAAGAGGTGGGGGCAAGGTTACAACCCCGTCTATGGTTAAAGCCAAGGTTAATTTAACCGTTGACTCTATTGTCAAAGAAATTCGAAAAGATGAGTTATGGCCCAGTGAATTAACTAAATGGGAAAGACAAGGAATTGCTAAAGAAGTGGTAGAAGCCTTAAAAGACTTTGACATACAGAAAAGAGGCCTTCCCTCAGTTTCAAAACTGAAAGAGAGTTACTGGTTAAGGCAAACAGACGACGATAACGTGTTCAGAGGAGCTATCCCCGGAGTAGACACGGAAGATTGACAGGAGCTTCGGCCCCTCTAAGGTTAAAATGGAGAGGGGGGGGTAAAACTCACCCTAGCCAGCCATAACAATAGCACCGTGATTTGTGCCCCGCCAAAGCCCAGCCCTGAGGCAAAACCATGAGGAGAGACACTCGCTTCCCTCGCCCCGACCGCTTGGCCTTAGAACAAAGCCTGCCACCTGGCTCCCTCAGCCACCCTCAATCCTACGGGGTATGGTCCGTTTTCTTGCAGTGTGACGATCCCTCAGATGTCGCACACAAGTTTCGTTCGTATCGCGACAGCAGCCTTTGCACAATCCCTCGCGAGCAACTCCGAGCAATGCGAGACACTTTGGTTCTTGGAATGAGGGAGTCGAACAAAGCATCGGCAAAGCCACTCAAGGAAAAGCAAAAAGGCCGGCATTACGCCGACTACTACAAAGAATGGGTAGAAAAGCCCCGCAATGGAGCCTAACTGTGCTAAAGACCAAAGACAAAATTGAGAAGCTATACCGCGTACCTTGCGGTCCAATGGACATATCCGCCAACGCTATCTGTCGCCGCTCACTTCGAGACCATTTCGATAAGTTGCTTGACCGTTTAACTCTTGAGGTGAATCCGAATCCTGCTGCCCCGGCGAAGCTACAAAGCGACCTTGAAGTTACCGCAGATGGACGACTTATTGAAAAGTCTGAAGAGACCCAAGAAGAACGCAAGAGAAAGCTTATCGAGGAAGGAAAGTTCCGCGCCGATGTCCAGTCCGAGATCAAAAAATACCGAGAGAACCTCCAAGGTAATGGAAAAATGCTGCAGGATGTTTCAGGCAAGTACGAATCGATCTGAGGTAAGCGGAGGGTAAAGTTTAGCAGTCCACAAACCATACAATGTCCAACAGAATCAACGGTGACTTCGACACTGACGCGATTGAAGCGTTCAGAGCCGCCTACGCAGCACAGATCCTTGAACCAGAAGACCAAGAGACAGATAAATACACGGGCCTTCCTACTAACCTAGTTCTAAACACTTCGCCGTGGATTCAGCACACTGGTCTGTGGAAGGCGAACGACGGGTCAAACAAAGACTTTCAGGCCAATCAAGTTCTTGTTCCAGGAATTGAAGAACCCGAGAAAGAGCTCTCCGACGAAGAGCTTGAGGAGCTTATTGATCAGCTTCTTGCAGATGGCGACGGTGAAGAGCTTTCTGAGGATTCGCTCGAAGATGACGACTACGAAGATGACGCTTATTTTGACACGGGCGAAGAAGACGAGCCGGAGCTTACCGATGACGAAGTAGAACGGTTAATCGACGAGCTCTTGAGCGAAGAATCCGAGCTGGATGAGTCGGACGAACTGGAAGAACTGGAAGACGACTATGACGAAGAGCTATCTGACGAGGATATTGACCGCATAGTAGACGAGCTCTTGAATGAAAGCGAAGACGACCTTGACTCTGACCTTGACCCTGGCCATGACTAAGGGGAACAATCAGTGGGCAATCCTAGGAAAAAATGCACAGCAGGAAAGTCTTGCTCAGCGACTTGCATAAGCAAGGATTTTAAGTGCGAGAAAAAGTTGCCGGCGCCAGTGAGCGACAGTCTCTCGCGTAACAGCGAGAGGTTGTTGCACCTTGGAGAGCATGTTGGGGCCAACGTAACGTCGTGGAAAGCGGGGAAAGTTGTTGGACCCCTTGTATCAAAGTACCTAGAAACTCGCTACGGCATACCCCCAGAAACCACAGAAAAGTTGTCGGAAACTATTGTTCAAGCGGTGGTTGCCACGGGCCTTCACTCTCGCCATTTGAAGTCGGGTGAGGATTTTGTAAGAGACCTACTCACAGAAGCGTCTGCCGCGTTCCTAGGGAAAAGTGCCCACTCGGGTGTGGACAGTTTTCTAACTAGCCAGGAAAGTCGTGAGATTGTCCAACAAGCTCTGCCCCTACTTGCAGGAAAGTTCACTGGTATTGGAGCAGCGTTTGCAGGGTCAAAACTTCCCAAAGTGTCTCAAATTTCGAGCGCTGTCTCACGAAAGTACAGCGCCGACCTTTTGAGGCTACAGAAGCTATTTAGAAGCTCTGAGGAATCCTTTTCTGAGCAAACCTCTCAAGCAACCTCAGCTAAACTTCTCGGAGATCTTTCTCTTCTCTCGGTTTTGCTGTCCTTGAAAGGGTAAAACTCTATACTAGCGGGGCAAGCATGGTTCAATTCAACGAGAGAGCTCTGCTTATTCGAGCATTAGCAGGTATATTTCTAATTCAGTTTCTAATTGTAGGGTATCAAACGTGGTCCTGCCAGTCCTACGCAGAACGTGACAAAGACTCCACAAAAGTAACCCTTATCTGTAACAATGCGACCAATACTTTTAACGAGACCGGGAAACTAGCACTCACCACAATTTTAGCACTTTTAGTCCCCTCCTCAGGGCAAAATGTTTCGGAAATAATTTCAACTGTGCGAGGGAGCCGCAAGCGCAAGACCAAAGAAGACGACAACTTGGACGAAGAAAGTAAGGTCTAACGTTTACGTGGGGAAGTAAACCCTGGAGTCCGTTTCTGAGCGAAAAGAGGGTAAAGTTAAGAATCAACGTAAGACCCCTATGTACGGTGCTAACTTAGACTTTTCGTCTGTAACCCTGCCGGGAGTCGGCGGTTCCATGAATGCGGCTACAGCTATTTCCACAGACAAACTTGAGGAAATGAACCGCACAGGAAAAAAGTGGCGAACTGACAAAGACGGTAATATGTCTTTTCACAACGAGGCACTCTTAGACGCCAACAAGGCTAGCCGTCAGAAGAAAGAAAACTTAGTCAATCGTGACCGAGATGCTCACGCAGACGGCCAAGCTGCTATGAAAGAGATTTTCGGGCGTAAACGGGCCAGGATAGCGGCATTTCGTGAAATAAAAAGAAAAGAGTATAATTTCGCCGATGACACTGAGCTAATGTCTATGCCTCAGCCCTTCTCACAAACAACGTGCAAAGGGACTGGAAAATGCAAATGCGACACTTGCAAAGCAGCAGCGAAAAGCGACGCAGACTTTCGAGAGTGGTCCGCGAGTAAAAGGCAGAAGTTGCAGTCCGGAGAGGAGCGGGGAGAGTTTGCTGGGCCCGGTATGTCCTTCCCCATTGCGAGCACTCAAGATGTCTCAGCGGCGTGGTCTTCCGTGGGCAGGGCAGCGAACCCGCGCAAAATTATGTCCGAGATTATTCGCATTGCTAAGAAGTACGGCTGGGAGTCGGGTCTTCCCCAAACGGTGAAAGATCGAATGGGGCAAGGGGAGTCAGGCTTGCCTTCCCCAGACTTCAGCGAAGAGGCTCCGAGTGCAAGAAGGAGCTCAAGGAAAGCAGCTAGAGCAGCGGTCGAAGCTGGTCAGTCAAGGTTGCCGGAGTAAACATGGGACTTTTTGAAATACCACTCATAATCTGCGGCTGGATTTTCACAGCCGGTCTTGCAGGTGTCGGTGGCACCTTTGTAATTCAAGGTAAGAACGAAAAAAGAGTTCAGTACCTGAGAAACAACGCAGACCAAAAGATAGAACGTCTTATTGAGGAGAACGACAAAAGAATTAACGCTCTGATTGCAGCGAATACAGTTCAAAACGAGAATGTCCTTTCCCACATTAAGAATGTTGAGAAAGCTCTTAACGATATGCGAGCGGAACTTCCTGAGAAGTACACTCTGAAGACAGACCACAACCGGCTAGTCGATAAAGTGGAAGAGCTTTCTATGCAGTTTTACAGGCATAGGGAGAACGCGAATAACTAAGGGGTAAAGTTAGGTAGTTAACCACTTACAGAAATGAGTCACTGGGGATCCTTTTCACCGGAAGCTTACAGCGCTTACAAGTACGGGGTTGAAAACCCCAGCAACTTCATGGGAGTTGCTCCAGCATTCGAGAAAGAGCCAGGGAGGGACCCTGACACCTTCTTTATGGGTGAGGACGACGAGGATGACTACGACTCCGACTACGAAGACGCTGCCGAAGACGACAGGGAAGTCGAACCGAACGGCAGCATGGCCATTTCTCAGTTGCGATCTATGAGGGACAATATTGAAACTATACTGGAACTGGTTGGGCCTTACACGAATCTGAGTCCGTGGATGGCGGCAAAGTTGGCTGAGGCTGAGAACAGCATGACCTCGGTTGCCGACGCGTTGCAATACGAAGATTGAGACAATGTGGGGATCATTTGACAATTCGTCCTACGCTTCTTTTCGAGAGGCTGCACTGGAAAAGTATGCGGAAAAGGTAGACAAAAGCTCTCTTGACTGTAACGACCCTCACGCCACTCCGAGTCACCCAACAAGCTCCCATATTGTAAAGTCGTGCTATCCCGGTGCACCCAAAGGGGGCAAGCTGATTCGATTCGGGCAGCAAGGTGTGAAGGGGTCACCGAAGAAAGAGGGAGAGTCAGAGTCTTACAAGGCCAGACGGCAGTCGTTTAAGGCGAGGCATGCTGCTAATATTGCGAAGGGGAAGTCTTCTGCTGCGTATTGGTCAGACCGTGAGAAATGGTAGGTTAAACTAAAGAATTCTCCCTGGACACATGGGGAATGTAACTTCTGTAGAGGTGACCTAATGCGACAAAATACCTCAAACCATGTGATGTGACGGGGTAAAACAACTTAGTTGAGCCAAGAAAATGAGAGGAGACTTTAGCGTACCCAACGTAGATCACCTCACAGAAGGAGTGCACTACCACGTTGTAGACTGGGACTTTGCGGCGTGTGAATCCGATGAGAAGATGGTATTCGGTTTATGTAGAAAAGTCGGGGGAACCGGGGACAAAGACTTCGACTCATCGAAAAGAAGCAAGCAAGAAGAGCAGCTAAGCAACGAAGCTCAGAAACAAGGTGCCGGGGCGTCAACAAAAGAGCAAGCGTCCGCAGCCAATAAAAAGGCTTTTACGGTTGAGGGGAAGAAGTTCGGCTGGGCCATCAAGGGAGGCAAGCCAGTAATCGTAGCCTGGGGGTCTGTTGCAGGAGAGGCAAAGGTGGGCCCGAAGCAAAAAGTGCCGTTCGCAAAGCAGCCGACCCAGTCGCAGTCCTCCGCAGTTCAAACGAACAGGGTAGAAGGGCTTAAGAAAGCCTTAGCGAGTCAAACCACCGAGAGTGGGCGCCAGGCCATACAGAGTCAAATTCGTCAGCTCGGCGGTTAGACCCACAGTAGTGAAGGGTAAAGTTATGTACAACAAGAATCTCTTTTCTCAAGAAGGGAACCCATGAATCCTAACTTCCCCGAGAATGAACTTCAGCTTGAAGGTTTCTCCCACACTCCGACGGATTACTACCGAGGAACTGTGATGGAACCCTCAGCCACCTCGACTCTCCGCCCCAGCTTCGGGGAGTACGACGCTATGGGCGAGCGGCACGAAGCGATATCGAGAGCAATTGCTGACTTGGGCTTTGCCATGAAGCTCTCTCGACAGCGTGGAGCGTTTCAAGAACTTCAAAGGCAGATGGCTGCGACAAAGAAACTTGTGAAAGAGCGCGAGGAAATTGACGGCAAAATGGCAACGCTTGACCTGGCTCGAAAGAACAATGACGACCACAATATCGCTGCCGGTATGGAGACTTCCTACTCAGAGCGGATTGACTCTGTGAGTACCCGTATTAACCGTCTCCAAGGGCTGCTATCCAACTTTAGCGACTTTTAGTCCTTATACTAGCCCTAAGGAAACCAACCGTTAAACGATAAGATTCACTCGCTTCCACAATTTACACAACGTTAGACATGAATAAACTACACCGGAAGGACGAACTAGCTAAGATGAGTCTTCAACAAAAAGCCACTGAAAGGGAAATTGATAAAACAATACAGGAACGAGGTTGAGTCTAGTGAGACGCTGCACCAAGGGAAAGAGCTGCGGAGGTACCTGCATTAGCCGCGAGGCTAAGTGCAGAGCCTCCTTGACTCCTAAACTATCCCACCAAGTAGAAAACTTACAGGGATCATTAGCAGGCAAAGTTGCTAAGAATGGCGAGACAAACCCCTTGGTCAAGGACCTTATTGATGCCCTAGCCTTAGGCCCGAAGGCAACGGTCAATGCCAGTAGTGACTTCCCCTCGTTAAAGCGGGAGGCAGAGCGCCAGCTTGCTGAGCTACGTAACAAAGAGTATATGACGGACGAGGAGATAGACAGGGCTACGAAAGTTGAAAAGGCACTCTTTGACACATGGGTTAAGCACACCAGGGCGGACCGCCCAGCTATTCAAGAACGCCAAAACGCACTCGAATTCGACACCGAGTTCACACCAACCCTAAAGTTAGGTGGTAGCTACGACTGGAAACAGTCGTACGAGTCGGGGTCAAAAGGGCTAGGATCAGGATTGTACGGAGCGGTAATTGCATCCAAACCACCCCCGTCCGTAGTCGTGAAAAGAGGGGAGGTGGGGGAAAATGAAGTGAGAATTCTTGAGAAATTAAGTGGAAAGGATATAACCCCCAAGCTAATCTCGGCTGAGATGAATAAGTCTGCTGAGTTCAACAACGCTGGGTACTACCCGGGAAGAATAGCAATGTCCCGTGTAAAGGGTAAGTCAGCTGAAGACTTTGACTCTTACGAAAGCCCAGTTGGAAACACAACTGTGGGCGACTCTTACTACGCCCTACGAAAGAAACTCCATGAGCAAGGTGTTGCCCATAATGACGCCCACGTAGGAAACGTAATTATCGATGACAAGGGGAAAGCACGTTTTGTTGACTTCGGTGTTTCACAGGATGACCCTCGTGCAGCTCTCTCAGAGGCCATTGGAGTTTTATCGGTGAGGTACTTACTACCCCCTGGTGCAATGCTCAGAAAGCCACTCAATGAAAACTCAGGGGATTTCCAGGCACGAGACAACAAGCAGTTTTACTTGCCACCATCCGCTACAGCTACTTCGAAGGGTACTACCCCCCAAACAAACCTCGGGAAGATTATACGAAACCGAATCAAAGTTTACACCGAGATGGAAAAGCTTGGTCTTAACAAAGACGATATTGCTGAGGTGGTGACCCACAGTTTAGACCAACCACTCAGCTCTTACAACAAAGGTGCTTGGGGTAAGATCGGCAAGGACGACGCTGCAAGGCTTATTTCCATACTATACGAAGGGGTTAGTTAATGGAAAAGGATCAAAAGTACCTGGACTTAATGTCCCTCTACAAGAGGGTGAGGGGAAACCCACGCGAAAGAAGTCGCGCTCGGGAAATTCTTAACACGGCAATGGAGCTTGGGAAACGCGGAGTGAGCTCTGAGGCGAAAGAGGCAGCGAGGTACATTTGAGGGGTAAAAGTATGAGTGCCTCTGCACACAGTCTTAAGCTCTTTAGCAAATGTCAGCCAAAGCCAAACGAATAGTTCTGAAGCGCTCCTCAATCGCCGGAAAGAGGCCGAGTGCGTCTCACCTTCCGCCAGGTGAAATCGGCTTAAACACAAACAGCGAAGAACCAGGGCTTTTCTTCTCAGTCACTGACGGTCAAGTAATTAAAGTTGGGCCCCCCTCAGTGCTGCCCCTTCCTCCTACGAACCTCCCGGAAAAGGGAGAGTTGTGGTTCGACACCGAGGACGGCACACTCAATGTAGGAGACGCAACGAGTCAATGGCGCACGGTGTCCGCTCCTTTCCTCGGTGGCGGGGGGAGCATAGTGTTTGTTGCGCCTGAGTTTAAGTACTCAACGGATTCTCTTCGAAACGACGGGCAAGCCTTGCCCTTTCAGACTTTATCCCGAGCAATACTTGAGCTTTCGAAGATATACATAAGCCGCGTTTTAGCTGGTTTCCCCACTTCGAACGAAAGCAATCGCTATACGATCCTTCTCTCCTCCTCTCTCATAACAGCCAACAATGGCCCCGGTGTTAGCCTCGATGACTTCACTGTAAATTTCTCTTCTTCAGGCGACAAAGTTACAACTGCGCAACTCCAGCAGTTCAACCCACTAAGTGGAGGGATAATTGTCCCCTTCGGCATCTCTATTATAGGGCTCGATCTAAAAAAGTGCGTTGTTTCCCCGGCATTTGTTCCGTCATATTTCAACCCGGCATTTCCTGCAGCTTATCAAGGAATTGACCAACCCTTAAGCTCAATTTTCAAATGCGTAGGAAATTCTGTAGCTGAGTCCTTCTCCGTAGTTGACAAATTGTCATCGAGAACTGTTATTTCAGTTACAGAAGAAAACGGACTAGCCGTTTTTATTTCCGAAAGACCGCACGGACACTTATTCAATGATGTCGCGTCCGTAAGTTTCGAGCCGACTGTGGATCAGAGCACAGGGACATTCACCGCAGGGAACTACTATGTTGTCCCCATTGATACTGACCGCTTTTACTTATCTTTCGGGTCTCAAACAGAGACTCCCGCTGCGGAGTACGTACCTTTCTCCTCTTTACCGACATTCAGTGATAAGACAACGCCGAAGTTTTTAGTGGAAAACACTCTAAAGTCTGCTCACAGGCTCAAGGTGTTCGAAAACGCAACTTTATTTGAGATTGGTGAGTACTTCACGAAAGTTCAGAAGGCATTTCCTGACTTCTTTGGCGGGAAAGTCACAAAGGGCATGTCCCTAGTAGATAGCGGGGACTATACAATCGTAGCCCCAGTTGGGGCCTACCCTAACAACGAGGATTCAAACACCACGAGAAACTCGCCGTTTTACGCAAAAGACGTTGTTCTCAGATCCGACTATGGCATGAACTGGGGGGATTTCGACGGGGCGTCTGTTTCCGGGTTTAAGTCGGTAGTCGCAGTCTCTTGCACAGCGGTTTCTTTACAGAACGACCCGTGCGTGTACGAAATTTACACAACCCTCGTAAACCCGGCCACGAAGCTACCAGAGCAAAAGTGGTGGAATTTGACTGAAGCGAAGTTTCTATCGACTCCAGTGGAGCTTCGCCCTTCTTCGCTGTCCGACGTTACAGTGAAGGATCAACTTTCCTTGTTAAACTCCACTCCCGTAAATAACATACGGTATTACTACAAGAGCCTCACGGAGCCAGGCGGCCAAAGCATAGGAATTGTAGACATCGAAAGGGACTTTCGACACTTCGGGTTCCGCGTCAGGAATGGGGCTCACGGGCAGTTTCAATCTGTGTATAGTATCGGCCCTGCGATTGGGGTTTGGGCACTAAACGGCGGAACCTGCAGCCTAACAAATAGCACGACAAACTTCGGATCGGTTGCGTTTAAGTCTGAGGGTTTCCTTGGAATTAACACAATAGGCGGTGCGAAGCCTAACGGAAAGGGATTCGTTCTTGAGGGCGTTCAAAGGCCACTGGCCCTGCTTAAGTCTCAGGTAGAGAACCCAGACAACAAGAGAATACTTTCCCTTGGGGGAAAGATTAAGGCGATTTATATCGACCCCGAGGACCCGAACACGCAAATACTAGAGCTGAGCTCAGACTTTTCCCCTTGTCACTTACTTCCTTACTCCTTAGGGCCAGGGACAGCACTTTGGGTTGAAACTGAGTCCTGCACCTACCGCGGATTTTTTGCCGCAGACGGGGGGCCAACGGTTATTACTGGCCTTGGGGACCCCGTAAACTTCGCTAAACTCCGCTTAAGGTCATCAGACAGTACGATACCGAATGATGAGAGTCTACTACCAATTCTTGGTGTCCCCTATATTCGAAGGTTTACTGACCCAAGACAAGACTTTGAAAGATCGTACAGTCTGTTTATAAGAAACACCCTACCGAACGCTATTGCCCCACAAATAGGATCCGTACTAAGACTAAACCAAACCAGCCAACAACAGGGTTCAATTTCGCTAAGACCGAATGTTCAATTCGACCCAGGGGTCCTGGGGGGTTGGGGGAGACTCTTCACAGTTGACGCCATGGAGACGGGTGGACAAGGGTCTTCCCCTCAGTTTAATTACGTCATTGGGGATAGTAACCAAGATCTTACTTACTATGTGGCAATTACGGCGACCGACTACAGTCGCCCCTGGGGGCAAGGAAGTAATTTCAACCTTCCGTCTGGATCGTACACGACATACAGAAACAGAAACTGGTACGCCGCTGAAAACAACCTGTGGAACTGCGTTTATTACGGTGAGGCTTCAAGTTTCACGGACAGCTTTGGTCCTTTCTCTGTGGCTCCGATCGAGACCTGCTCACCGTTCGTTGACACAAGTGTCCTGGAAAAACAAGAAAAGGTCTCAGAAACTTTTCAAGGTTCTTACGCGATCGACTCCTACCTGAGTACAGAGGGGTACTCAGAGCAGAGCTACTTTAGAGGTGCCACTGACCCCTACCCAACTTACTCTTCTCAGAGTGTTTATGACGGGGACGACAGCACAGAGAGTCTTGGACTGTGCCTAAAAGACTTAGCTGATGGCGCTGCCACCTACACGGTCTCTGCTTTGACTGAGGTGCAATTGAAACAAGACGCCACCTTAACTCCGCTACCCCGGAGATACCGACCCTCAATAGTGGAATTTTCCGTTTTGTCGTCTGTTGATATTGAGAACCCACGTCAAACAACGTCGGTGATTCGACTTAGTTCTTCTTCTGGTGTTGAGTACATTCGAGTCATAAACTTGAACGGAACCGTCGTTCGAGGAATACGTCTAACTTATGAGAACAGTTACTACCCGACAACACTACCGGGAAACAACTGGCCACAGCAGACTGTAGTCACAGTTTGTAGTACAAATCCACTCCCTCAGCCTGAGCTTTACGACCCCGATTGGACTAGCACAAAAAGGGCAATGTATCGCTTCTTTGAAGTCATGGGCTATTCAAAGGGGGTCCTAAAACCTTATTTGGTTCCAAAGTACTGGGGGGAACGGCTAATGTCAATTATGTCCCTCGTTGGTAATCTTCCCACAAACGGTTACTCATTGACGGTAGATAAATGGCCTCTTGAATTTAACCAACCTTCGATTATATCTGCCAACACCCACACTTGGGCTTACGCGGGTTACTATAACTACTCTCGAGGACTCCCCGAGTTTCAGAGCAACGACTTCACTCGAAAGTTAGCTACCGACTACCAAGCCACCACTACTTGGAGCGGGAGACTTACCGTAATGGGAGTGAATGATAAGGGGGAAATTGTTCAGTTTGGCCCACAGCGTCAAGCGCTAACAGCGAACTTCTACGAGTACTCTACTCCGACAATTAACCCCAGCAACCAACAAATATATGAAGAACAGCCATACGTTGAGTTCCCTTCTCAAGTTGTTGTATACTCTGCCGACGACATCTCACCTGAGCTCAACGGGTCCCGTTCAACCTTTGACTTGACTCGCAGTGGCTTAGCAATACCCCCAGATCAGCTTTCCGCAGAATCCTTATTTGTAACTCTCGGAGCTTCTGTACAAAAGCCCTTTGTGAACTACTCTCTGATCGGGAACAGAATCCAATTCGCAGAATCCCCTCCAGCAGGCTTGTCCTGCAATATTCGGGTTGTAACCAGTGTTGACTCAAATCGAACTCTAACCGTTGCGTCTTTGAGCTTCGTTGAGCCCTTTGACGGAGCAAGAACGAACTTCACGGCCACCATTCCCTTAGACCCAAGCTTATTGGCCCCACTGGAAGTCACCGCCAACAACACGTTCGTATTTTTGGGTGGGGTGGAGCAAATACCCTTGTCCGCTGTCAACTCTTCTCTGCCGTTCTCTTATTCTGTTGAGAGGACCTCTCCAACAACTGTTCGGTTTTCCTTCACAGGAGTTCCCCCCGAAGGAACTACCCTAGACATTAGATCTGTTTGTTCGGGTTCGTACTGGTCTTTGCGTTCGACTTACCCTGTAGAAGTTTACTCACTTGACGACATTAGTGGGGAGTTTAACGGGGCTAGAACTTCATTCCCCTTAAAGTACGGAGGTAAGGTGGTGAATGCTTCTGCTGTAACAGCGGAGAATATTATGCTCAGCTTGGGTGGTGCGTTGCAGTTACCTGGTGTATCCTACACTGTGGAAAATTCTGTTTTGACTTTCTTAGACCCGACTGACGCCCCTCTACCTAACACCGTAGCAAACCTACGAGTAGTGTCCAACGCAGAGTTTATTTTCTGTCCAAACCAGGGTAAGTACGGGAGTAGTTTCTTAAGGTGGGGGCCGGGTATAGTCCTATCTCTGGCGAACGAGACGGGTGTGCTATGACTAGGGTAAAACTCTTTATATATGTTAGTTCTGAACAGTGGCATTAACAAGAGCTCAACTACTCATGGGAGACAGCGGCAAGGGCGCTGTTTTATCTGGTCAGCCCCAGGGGGTTAAGGAGGGGGCTGGCGTAACAATAGGGCTGGACGGGACTATTTCCTTCAATGCTTCGACCTCGTCAGGGGTGATTAAAACTAACAGCAATACAGCCTTTAACTCGTATGTTTGGCCCGCTGCCCCGGTGGTTGGTGGTCAGCTCACCGTTGGCACCAACGGGGTGCTTTCGTGGGTTGTTAGGAATCCGGGATTTGGCTTAAATTTAGTCGGCACGGCGATAAAAGTCTCGCTACCTTTCGGGACAGTTGAAAATGTCCCTGAAATTGGAACAAACGAAGACGAAGCCACAATCGGAAGTCTGTACTGGAACAGTGAAAGTGAGCGACTGTACATTTGCACAGGAACCTCTTGGGTTCCGGCATCTTATGGGCCACCGGACTTAAACCAGGCACTTCTCACAGGGACTTACACCCTTTACGTTAACCCTCAGATTGGGAGTGACATTTTTGTCTCAGGAATTTATGATAACACCGTTTCACCGATTGTAACAAATCAGATGGCTGTGTCAGGGTACACTCCTCAGAAGCCATTCAAGACAATTCAAAGAGCCGCTCTTGAGGTTGCTCGATTCCAGGTGGGAACACAACCGAACCCGTTAGCATTTGACCGCTTTGTGATAAAATGCTCGGCAGGAGAGCACATCATTGATGGGACGCCAGGGAGCGCTACAGTTAGCCCGTGGGTTAGCGGCACGACTCCAACGGAGTCCCAGTTAAGTGCAATGAACAGCAACTCTTACGCCGGGGTCATACTTCCCCGAGGGGTGTCTGTTATTGGTGCGGACTTGAGAAAAACCATAATTAGACCGAACTATGTTCCGGCCAAGACCGGGAACATTGACACGAACAGGGGTTCGATTCTTCGCGTTACAGGGGGAGGGTTCTTCTTCAACTTTACTTTCAAGGACAAGCTGGGTTTAGCGGCTAGCCACCACTTGCTCGATTGCTTCTCGTTCGTCTCCGACACTGACCTAACTGCGTACTACGCTAAAGCTCAGACAATTTTCGCTCAACTCAGTCCAAACCTCATCACAAACCCAGGAGAGACCGAAATTGTTGCACCCCAACCCTCAGGGATTCCGGAGGAGACCACTGACGGAATCACCGGCTCCTCTCCGTACATTTTTAACTGTTCCATAAGATCCAGCTATGGCCTCTGTGGCATAAACGCGGATGGGAATGATGTGACCGGGTTTAAGTCCATCGTAACATCTCAGTTCACTGGAGTTTCCCTGCAGAGAGACTTGTACTGTTGGCAGAGATATAACGCCTTCACGAACGTTTGGGGGAACACGATTTCCAACTACAACACCTATATTACCCTAGACCCCAACAACCTGAGAATGGACCCTACTCGAAGGTCCTACCATATACGAGCTATTAACGACGCGTTCGTTCAGGAGGTTTCCGTGTTTGCCATTGGGCAAGGTGTGCACCACTGGGTGAAAAGCGGCGGAGAAATCTCAATAACTAACTCCAATAGTTCCTTCGGTGGCTGTGCTGCTTTAGCCGAAGGTTACAAGTCTGAGGCTTTTCCTCAAGATACGAATTGGGACGTTGCAACCATAAACGTTGCCACCAACTTAGCGGATCAGCAAACTGTCGTCAGAACCATTGAGATCGGCAAGGTCTCTTCCGGTCAGGTGAACAACTCGACTATTATAACTCTAGACAAACCACTTTTGGAGTCGGAAGTTTATTCAGGAGAGCCTCAAATTCTGGCTTCCAGAAATTACACGTTCAAAGCTGGAAGTTACCTTTGGATAGAAAACCCACGAGGTTTTTCCTGGAGAGCACCTTTAGCTACGGGCGCCTGGGATGCTGCAAACCCCGAGCAAATTAAGATATCTGCTGCAATGCAGAATCAGATCGGTGGTGTGCCTGGGGGTACGGGTAACCAGGCGAGCCTTTCAGGTAGTCGAGTGTTTATTCGTCGCCTAGTTGACACAAGGTCCCCGAGCCAGAGGCAGTTTAGCGTAAACATCACAAACACGAACCCGAATGTTCGCTCTCCGATGAGAGACTACGTTCTACAAACCTCTCCTGGGGGACCTGTTCTAAGCCTCATGTCAGACTCGGACTTGGTTATTGTGAAAAAGTCGGACTTGGTTCCAATTGGCTCAGACGCTGTTGCTAAAAAGTCCAGAGTTGTTTTACAGCGGTCCAACGCAGTCAAAACTTGGACCCCTGGTGAGTACTACCGCAAGGGAGAAACAGTACGCCACCTGAATAAACACTATAGTTGTGTCCTTAAAAACTTCGACACTGTTTTCGACTTCGAGAAGTGGAAAGAGTCGTACGTTCACATGGAGTCTGACTACAATGCTTACGACTTCTTCCTGAACACCACTCCTGTAGTTGTCTTTGACAACGACACGGACGGTTTAGCCGGAACTTCGAATTGTGGATACAACTTAACAACATGCTGGACGAACGACGAAGCAATTAAGGGCCAGTATACTACTGCTACTGACTACCGTGGTCTCTACCAGTTTCTAGTTGGCATCGGCTTTACTAATAGCCAAGCCAGAAGCTTATTGACTCCTACCACAACCCCTAACAGGGAGCTTGACACATCAAATAGTGAGGACATGAAAGGGTATGCGCCGTCGGGAGTGGCGAATGCCTTGGCACACTGGTCTATTGACTTCCGTAGGCCATCCACAGTCCGCATGTTTGGCCATTCTTGGGAGTGGGCGGGTTTCTTAAACTACACGAAAGCTTTACCGTCTTATCAAGGGGACTTGTCAATTCAAAACCAGTTCACTTACTACTTCACCAACCAGCTTGGGGGCCGTGTTTACGCAACAGGCTCAAATCAGGAAGGTTATTTTGTAACTGCTGCAGGGTTAACTGACTTAAGCACGAATGAGACCCTGGGTGTAGCCGACCTTGGGAGCTACTTCCCCGAGAGCAACAACCAGAATATTTCCTCGGATATTACAGGGGGGTTGGGTATTGATGTCTCGGACTCGACAGTCAAGCTCAAAGTTCCCGCCCTTACCACTGCACCTTCGATTGGAAGTTCCCCCGAGGGGGCAATAGACGGGTCGTTGTACTGGAATCCTAACTCCGGAGCCCTCTTCATTCTGTACAACGACGGAACATCGAGGCAGTGGGTTCAGACTTCAACCGGTGGAATTCCAGTTGTAGTAGTTAATGACAACTACACGGCTTCAGTACCCGACTACGTGGTTGTCACCGCCTCAGGAAAAACGATTACATTACCAGCAACACCCTCCCCTGGAGACGCCCTGACTGTAGTTGTTGCTGGCACTTGGTTGAATACTGTAGTTGGCCGCAACGGCTCAAACATAATGGGACTTTCACAAAACCTCACCCTTGACAAAAAGTATGCTGCTATGACCTTTACTTACATTGACTCTACAAACGGTTGGAGGCTTAGCTAATGTCTTCACTTTCACAATTTTATGGTAATGATAGCAATATTGGGTCTTATCCCGGTATTTACGCATCCGACCCGGTGTCAGCTGTTTATCCTCCCATCCTTTTCCTGGGGTCGGATATTACCCCGAACGTGTCTTGTCCAGACCCCTATCGAACTGTAACTTTTAACTCATTTAGAATTCTCACCCTGGGCGGCGGCGGTGCGGTAAGCGGGTCATTTGTGACTAAAATGGTGGATGTTTGGTACTCTCCATATTATACGGCGCCGGAGTCTACATTTATAATTAATGCAGAAAGATTGGAAAACATAGACGGGCTTAACATTGAAACTAATGGGGGAGTTGTAAGTATTGCCAACTGCCCCCTTCTAACGGCCATCACGAGAATAGGAATTATTAAAACGAGTACCGTTGGCTTCCCCATTCAATACTACTTTAACAATAATGCCTTAAATCAATCCTCAGTTGATGCTATTCTTGTTGCTATTGCGGCTGGACGGGGCTCATCAACCGGAAATCGTTCAATAAACATTTCCGGTGGGACAAATTCCCCACCGGGACCAGCTGGTTTAGCGGCAAAAGCTACTCTCGTTTCCTCCGGTTGGACTGTAACTAACAACTAAAATTATGAAAAATTACACCGTGCAAACCCCCAACACTTGCGGGTTAGCTATTTTGCCCACTGGAGTCTCACTCATCCACATTGCTGGTGCCAACACCGGAGCCCCGGACGAATCCACGTTCGAGGAGTTTTTAACCTTGGAAGACGCCGTCAACCGTGCTCGTGAAATTGACCCATCTTTCACCACCAACGCCGTTCTCGGCTCCCCTAGTCTCACTCCCCTCAACATTAGCAACTCATTCCAACGAGCCCATGTTGGTAGCAACATAGTTCTGAATTGCGAGTACTCGTCAAAGGAGTGTGAGGTTACGTACCAATGGGTGGGCTTAAGTGGGCTGGTAGTCCCCGACGCTACATCTAGTTCTTTGACTCTTGAAGATACTACGCAAGACTCCACGGGAACTTACACTTGCAGAGTCAATGCTTTTAACTCAGTTGGGCAAGTCAGCTCTACATCCCAAAGCTTCACGGTCGAAGTTCACCTTTAATTTCCCTTGAACGAGGGAGTACCCATGACGACTCGAACAATTCAGATTCTTAGAAGCGGGGTAGAAAAGAAGCGTCCGAACCCTGAAACTCTTTTTCCAGGGCAGTTAGCAGTAAACATAGACCCTGCAGAGCCAGGTTTGTACTTTGCCGACACTGAGGGGAGTCTTCGAAAAGTTGGGCCGTGTCACGTTGGTCCAGAGCCACCAAACTCCGGTGTCCCCCAGTCTTACCACGGTGGAAACTGTGTCGGCGAAATGTGGTATGACACAACTGAAGGGGCACTCAATATCTGGGATGGCTTCTCGTGGTTTGCAATTCTTGGGGATGGCGGTCCGTCACCCGGTGCAACCGGTGTCACGGGGGCTACGGGTCCTGCTGGGGCGACCGGTGCGATTGGAGCTACGGGGGCTACGGGTCCTGTTGGGGCTACAGGTGTAGGAACTTCTGGTGCGATTGGAGCTACTGGGGCTACGGGCCCTGCTGGGGCTACAGGTGTAGGAACTTCTGGTGCGATTGGAGCTACTGGGGCTACGGGCCCTGCTGGGGCTACGGGTGTAGGTGTCATCGGGGCTACGGGTCCTGCGGGCGACATAGGAGCTACAGGTCCTGTGGGGGCCATGAGAGTAAACACCACCCACACCACCAGTTTGCTGTCCCAAGGGGACGAGGAAAACTTTACAATGAACTTAGGAAAACTTTCAGAACTAGTCGCCATTCAAGTTTCCGACCCAGCATGGGTCAGAATGTACAGGTCAAGTGCACAAAGATCGGCAGACCCCCGATCAACGCCCGGCGGTCCTTTGCAGTCTATTATAAACCTCGGGGACAATAAGCCATACTCGGAAAATGTAACAACCCTGACACCCGAAACAATTATTCAAAACCCTGTCCCACTTCTTCAGGGAGACTCAAACGGCCTTGTTTACGTTAGATTAGTCAAACGTAGCGAGGGGTCCAGCGCAATAACCTTAACCACAACAACTCATCCTCAGGAGAACTAACAATTATGGCCGTCACCAAACAATCATATGCCGCCGTTGCGCCTTGGACAATCATTCAAGTCACAGATGCAGTACGAGATGCCTTTATTGGCGCCGGGTTAATGACAGCCTGGCACGACTCTTTTTCTTCTGGTGGCAGAGAACACCGGGTTTTAGAGATTACTTATGATGCCGCCAAAACTTACGGTAAAACATACTACTGGTTCTCGTTCGATGGAACTGGAGTCTGGGTTAGAACCAGTACAGGGTGGAATGTTACATCCAAGATTCCAGCAGGTGTTGGTGGTGCTGGTACGCAATATGTAGATTGGTTTAGCACTAATACTGCTAATCTTGACTCAGCGTTTGCACTTCTGGCGATTTCCACATCAATTAGCTTCTCAATTACCCGTTACACATCAAGTGGGCGAAGCTTTTTTGTACTCAGGACCGGTTCAACATATCAAACAATTACGATTGACCCTCCCGGTACAGCTTTTAGGGCGTTTTACAACTTAAACCTTGGATACCATAGCGGTATCTACAAGGTTTTTGCATCGGATAGGCGAGTTCGGGTAAACTCCATTCACCGTAACAGACGGGAGCTTCTTATTGGTTCAAGTATAGGCACGTCTTCTCAGGGGCATTCTTTTGATGTAAACTGCACGGTGTATAGCATTCCAGTTAATTTTGGTTCAACTGGCATTGCAGAGTTTCCTCAAGAAGGTTTTGTCTTACCCGGTTGGACAACAGATGCAAATCCGAGTGCGGGCTCAAACTTTAACCCCGTGTTCAATGGTATTCGGCTCACTAGCGCACATTCAACGGATTTACCAGCAGACTTCGGCATTTCTTCTATTAAAAATAGCAACATCTTGGCAATACAAGACAATGCCACGGTAACTGCCGGGGTAGAAGAATACGAGATATTAACGTTTGCAAACAGCGGGTCTATCGGAGGTATAACTAGCAACCCAGTATTCCTCGCACGGATAGTCGGATGAGCATAACCACAGCACAGAGCATATCGGGAGCACTTTGGGATAGTGGATCTTTTGCGGGGTCAATTATTGCTCTGAGAGATCTTGGCCCACAATCGAGAGTAGCTCCAGCGGGGTTTACCGTGCAAATTACCGGCGTTAACCCTGTGACACCTAGTATCGGAAATGCCGGGGGCATCAACTTTGTAACAGCCGGATTTGATCCAGTTGTTGTTGCCACCCTTCAAGTTGTACTAAGATCCACAGGTCAAATATGGCCAGTAGGCTTTAGTTAACACTGCCCCGTTGTCCCAAAGGGTATAACTTTCAATAAGAGTCGAAAAACCCTAAGGAGAGTATGTCTCAAACCACCTTGGTTCTACGAAGTACAGACGAGAAAAAAAGACCGAACCCCCTTACTTTACAGGACGGGCAGCTAGCTGCAAACATAGGTACTGAAGAACCTGGTTTATACTTCGCAGACACTGAGGGTAATCTCAGAAAGGTCGGTCCGTGCCATGTTGGCCCAGAACCCCCAAACTCTGGGGTTTCAGCCCCATACTTCTTGGGTCTGTGCCTAGGGGAGCTATGGTACGACACAACTGAAGGGTCTCTCAATGTTTGGAATGGCTTCTCATGGAACTCTATTCAACGGGACCCTCCCCAAGGTGCCACAGGAGTTTCGGGGGCAGTCGGGGCAACGGGTGCAGTCGGGGCAACGGGTGCGTCGGGTGTTGGAGTTGTAGGGGCGACAGGAGCCGTTGGTGCTACGGGCGTTGGAATAACCGGGGCGACAGGCGTTGGAGTAGCTGGGGCTACTGGAGCAACCGGTCCGATTGGGGTTACAGGGCCAACTGGCCCAGTCGGTGAAACCGGTCTAATTGGTGCGTCCGGGGCGACGGGAGCCGTTGGTGCGTCCGGGGCGACGGGAGCCGTTGGTGCAACCGGGGCGACGGGGGCGACAGGCGTTGGAGTAGCTGGGGCTACTGGAGCAACCGGTCCGATTGGGGTTACAGGGCCAACTGGCCCAGTCGGTGAAACCGGTCTAATTGGTGCGTCCGGGGCGACGGGGGTTGGAACAACTGGGGCCACGGGGGCGGTAGGCGCAACCGGGGCGGGGGCCACGGGGGCCACGGGAGCGACGGGAGTGGGGGCGGCGGGTGCGACTGGTGCCTCGGGAGTGAGTGGAAAAACTATACTCTCTGGGCCAGGGTCGCCAGGCTTAGCTCTTGGATTCGTGGGGGACTTCTATATTGATACAACCAATTCAACTTTCTATGGGCCAAAGACTGAAAGTACTTGGGGTACTTTCGTTTCTTTAGTTGGACCCGTGGGTCCCACTGGGCCACAGGCAACCGAAGACTCTCCAACTACCCTAACTTACGCGGCCACGGTGAACCTGGACATGGGTGTCTTAGCCGGTAAAATGGCCACCCTTGTCCTTGCTGGCCCAGTTACGTTTACGACAAGCAATCTCGAAGCCGGACGAGAAGTATCAATTCGGATCATTTGTGACAGCACATCCCGTGCGTTCACCTTCCCGAGCTGGATATTCACTCAGTCACCGGCTACGGTGCCCTCAACTATTGCGGCAGGTAAAACAGCGATTCTCAGCGTGCGCTTCTGGGGGACGTCTAATGATGACGCTACGGCAGTTTACACGGTGCAGGGGTAAGAGGACGAGAGGTTGGCTAAATAAAAACGCATTAACCAGCGATATCTACAACATTACCTTCGGAGCGTCAGGCAAGACCGGGACGTTGCAGTACACTGCGGCTACTGGTGTGCTGTCTGCGGGCAGCCAAATAAGCGGTGGGACGATCACGATTACCATCAATCAGTAGGGGCCGAACACTCACTTAGGATGCTTAAACTAAAAGTCAACGAAAACCAGGATTTGTACTATTTCAAAAATCCAGAGAAAGATCCTCCGTGTCACATTTGGAGAAAGATCCAAGAACTTCCTCAGAAGTTTTATAACCCTCGCACCCTTTTGACCGATTAGCCGAGGAGCACACCAAAGAAAAATTAGCCTTTGCAAGGTGATAGCTTTTCCAGTCTTTCCATAGGGCTTTGTCCTTAAACTCCTTCGCCGTGGGTGGGCCAACCAGAAAAATATCTACGTAGGTTAACGAGTTTAGTTTAACGAACGAGTCTGCAATTTCAGCAAAAGACAAACCCACATGGTCCACGTCGGTTTTCATGCCCCTTCTTAGGTTCTTTCCCGTCAGGTAACAAGTTGCCGGAAGACATACAGAGTCTCGAAAGTCCCTCAGCTGTTGAGAAACCCCGCTCCTCATGGCCGCCTTCACAGCATTAAAATGTTTCTCCTCTAAGCTTGCGCTTGTTGCGATTTTCTTCGGAGGGTACAAAAAGTCGATAAGTTTCTTCTTGGGTATCGGTTGCTTGGAGCCACCTCTTTCGAGGCTTAGCATTTTCACTCTCATGCCGCCAGCGATATCAACATTCCTGAGATAGAGCTTAACTTCCGGGTCTGTAGACAACTTTTCCCAAGTAGGTGTGACTCGGCACGACCTTAGAACGAAGTCTTTTGGTTCACCGATAAGCTGGGAATTTACTCGGTGGTTCTCTATAATTCTACTCAGTTTATCTGTGTAATCTTTTTTGGTTAGTCCGAATGTTTGTTTGCCGAGTGTGTCGCTCATCAAGTAGGTTCGTGTAAGAAGCTTTACCCTTGGCTTAACAGCGCTAAACTCCAGGTAGAAACAACTAGCTAAATGTGACCGAGGACACCTCCGTAATACGACAGCGAGGCGATCTAAAGTACTTAGTAGGAACTGAGGTTGAGTGCTCAGGTAGAGTGAAAGAGTTTCGACCCCATGTGAAGAGAAAAGATCTTGATTCTCTGTGCCTTGTCAACGTTTTTGTAACCCCTTTGCCCCTGGGGGAGTCTATATACCTTGATCACTTATGGGTATTGAAAAAGCAGTTTAAAGTAGTGGGAAGTGTACCACAGAAAAACGAGCGTATACACTTCATCGGCAAAGTTTACTCCTACAAGAGGATAGGAGGGAAGTCAATTGACAGGGGCTTATTCGGACTCGAAGATTTCGGAATCCTCCCCGTAACTCTCACTGAAGACTATGAAAATTGAAGTCGAAAGCCACGACCACGACGGACGAACTTACTTTGAGTTTGTTCTGCAAGACGGACCGGGAAACCGAGAGAGAGTCCGAGGCTACGCAACAGACCTAATCGTTGCTTTCACGAAGGTGATAGAATGGCACGAAAGGATCGAGAGGGAGTACCGTGACGCCCAGAGTTTACCTCCCTTAGAGGCAACCTACAATGAAGCTGAAGCGGACGACCCCGCCTTAGAAACTTACCTAAACAGTGAAACCAACAGAGTTAGAGTTTAAAGAGCTCAAGCGAAAATCGTCAGAATGGGCGAAAGAGCGCCTTGCTGATACAAAAACCGTAGTCATTGACTGCGAAACCACGGGAATTCTGAGAAACGACCCCACAACGGAAATTGTTCAACTCACTGTAACAAACACCGCTATGCGACCGTTGTTTTCCATGCTGATAAAACCCGCTCAGCCAATGAGTGACCAGCTAGTTGGGATACACGGTATATCCAACGACATGGTTAGTGAGAGCCCTGTCTTCCCTCAAGTTGCAAAGCTAATATCCTTTGTACTCGAAAACAAGCACGTTGTAGCGTATAACGCAGACTTTGACATTGCCCTTTTAGTACACTTGTATAAGAAGTATAACATGGCGGTTCCCAAATTTTCGGGGGCGAGTTGTTGCATGGACAGGTACTCAGAGTGGAGGGGTGAGTGGAACGAAAGCAAGGGCGGTGTGCGCTGGCAGAAACTTCCAAACTTGTCCGGGTTGCCCGCACACGACGCCCTTGCAGATTGCATATCTACCGTTCGTATTATGGATCTCATGGCGAAAGGTTTAGACCTTGCCGCATTAAGCTCTGACGAAATTTCTCTCGACTTTTGAATACAATGTTTGGTACAATTACCTTTCTCTACGAGCCTTCCACCGAGGGGTTCCCAGCTTTCATTGACGCCGAAGATCCATCCGACCCACGAGTATCTATACAGTTTTCGTCTGAGGCGGACCTTAGCGAAATGATTGAGAATTTTGAGCGGTTCTTGAGAGCAATAGGCTACCCGTTAGACTACGACGAGTTTCTTGCATTGTCCTCGGGTGAAGAGTCACAAAGGGGGAATGAGCCCGTGGAACACCCTTTTTTCAGTGTTCAAGATCCGGCTATTAAGATCAATGACTCCACTGCCGTAGCCACTATGGCTGAGATTGTCGCGGGGATTGCTGATAGACTCGAAGCCCGTCTAACCTCACAGGGAGCTTCTTGACATGGAGAATAACAATCCGTGGTTCATCGAAGGCTCCAGCAAATCTCGCCTTGTAAGCACCACCCCCCAAGGGGAGGAGCTGATAGCATACATCGCACGCGTAACGAGCAAAGACCAGAGCAACCCTAAAATTGAGCATCTGCTCAAGTACTGTGCGAAAGAGGGCCACTGGAGCGTGTTTGACCAGGCCGACCTCACCGTGGAAGTTGTAACACCGCTTGCAATTTCTGTTCAGGTTCTTAGGCATAGTTCGTTCAAATTTCAGCAGTTTTCGGGGCGGTATGAGAACCAAGAAATGATGCGCAAGCATACGGAGGACTTACCAACATTCAAGGATCTCTTCTACATGCCTGAACAGGCGCGGTTGCAAGACACCAAGAACCGGCAAAACAGTTTTGTAGCCGAGGACCCCAGCCTCACAGACTTTATGTTGGCTGAGTTTGAGTTTGCGTATAAAGCAGCGCTCCAGTCCTACACAAACCTTCTGGACAAGGGCATCGCAAAAGAGATGGCCCGATTTGTGTTACCAGAAGGGGTTTACACTCGCATGTACCTGAAGGGAAGCGTCCGCTCCTTCATTCACTACATCGGAGTGAGAGACGATGAAGGTGTGGCACAGTGGGAGCACGTTGAGCTAGCACGGGCAGTTCGAACAATCTTCTCAACACAGTTTCCGACCATCTATCGCTCTCTGTTCGATGAGAAGACACAAAAGCCCTTATACGCTGAAGACGTGAAGGATCGTGAGATTTTGAAACTAAAGGCCGAAGTTGAGATCTTAAGAGCACAATTACCCCTAACATGAATAATCAAATCGCAAAAGGATTCTGGAAGATTGCGGAGGATTCCCCCCCGGTCGACAAAGAATACTGGGTCGCATTCTCGGATAGGAGTGGGGACTTTCAAGTGTCAAATTGTGACGTGTGGCTCTTTAAATCAGGTGAATGGCACAGTTTATCTGACTCGCGATTTTCCGAGGAAGAAGTTGGCCTTCCGGCATACTACATAGACTTACCTATGCCGAAAACAATATAGTTTACGAATAGCGGTAGAACCTAGAATAAGGGTGCTACCGCTGAATTATATGAGTGAAAGTGAAACGCCAAGACCAAAATTAGAGTCCTACTTTAAGCTCGATAGTAACCCCGCCCCACTCGTAGTTGTTGATTTCCACGTTTATTTACACGACGTGAAACGGTGGTTCGAAGATAAAGTCGAGGGGTCTGTAAATAAGGATGTAGAGGACAAACTGATAAAAGGGTGTTGGGCCCTAAAAATTAACCGGGGGCCAGATATGCTCCCGAGGCACCCCTACCGTATAGTCGTGGTTGCGGATAGTCGGTTCAAAGACACAGGGAACTACTGGCGCGACCGGGTCATGATAGAGTCCACAGAAGTTCAGACCGCCTGGGTAGAATATGCCGAGAAGAAAGGAAAAAACATATCAGAAATTCCAACTAATTACAAAGGTACTCGGGGGGACAAGACAGATACGTTTTGGCGCATCTTTGACATAGGGTGGGAATACGTCAACAAGTACTATCCGGTGTTCTCTCAGGAAGGTTTTGAGGCCGATGATATTGCCGGGGCCGTTTATCGGCTTTCTCGAGATAGCGAACCAGGGTCTGTTGTAAGAGACCGGCAAATTTTGCTATCCACCCTAGACAGAGATTGGTCTCAACTTGTAGATGAAGACATTGGAGTGTATTTCGCAAACACTCGTGTCCCCTTCCCAAAAGAGAAAATTCAAGCAAGACTTGTAGATAATGCAGGTGTAATTGAGCATACTAAATGGAGGATGGGTTTCGACTTAGACCACCCCAAAAATCTTGCCGACTGGAAAGTTAAATTTGGTGACATGGGAGATAATTTGCCACCAGGCAGCCCAAAATCCTTATTCGATTTGACAGAACCCAACCTTGACTACAATATAGAAAAAGACGCCCCATGGTATGAAAACCTTGTAGAATGCTTAAATGAACCCGGAGTTAACCTTCGGAGTGACCACTTTGATCAGACCCTAATTCAGTTTGCTAAGGTGGGTTTAGATTCACCAACGAGACTTTAGGGCGGTAAAACGGGTAAAACTAGGGAGAATGATTGTGCCGGGATGCAGTCCGACTTATCCTACTTCGCCCATTGTAGTTCAATGGCGCACCTTCTTCTCGAAGCGTGCGGAGGAAATGCTGCAAGCATTCCTCAGGGTTACCTGGATAACTTTGCCCACGAATTCGCCGATGGAGACGTTTCACTAGTCTCTGCACTCTCTAAGGTTGAGGGGGTGGAAGACCTGAGTACTGAAGAAGTTGACGAGACCTTAGAGTTGCTACAAAAGGTAAACCCCGATCACTGGCCGTCTGCAGAGTCCATAGAGAATATTTCCCCCGAAAAGCTCTGGGATAGCGCAAGCGACCCTCAGAGTATTTCAGACGACTTCGTTGAGGATAACCTGGGAACTGCTGAAAAAGTTGAAAGGGTACTTACAAGCGTTATTGAGAGTGTTTTCGGGGACTCGGTAAACAGCATTCGTGATGCTAAGGGCAAGTACCCATCAAGTTCGAACGACTTTTTGCAAGTAGACGACGGAACGTTCGCAGGAACTTTTCAGTACGACAGTCACCGTTTCAACTTTGAGATTGCACCAACTGAGCGAGGGTGGATTTGCACATATCGCCTAGACGAGTCCTCTCTGGATGCAATTCCCCAAATTGTGAAAGATGTGAAGAGGGACGATAAGAAGAACACTAACGTGAAGAAAACCCGTAGCCAAGGGTGGAAATAATGGCCTTTTCCGGAGTCATTCCTACAATCTCAGTAAGCTCAAACTCCCTTGTGAACGGTGTTGCAGGGGGTTTAATAAATAATCTCGCGTCTTCAGCGGTCCGAGTGGCTTTGAGCCCCAAATTGTCAGACCAGTGGGCGAGCACCGCAGGGTTAAGCCCGCAGTCACTCACTTCGTTTTTGAGCTCGGCAGTAACACCGGGGCTAATTTCAACCGGTAGTCAAGCCATATCCCAGTCCTTGACGGCTTCTATCGTCAACTCAAAAGCCCTTGGCCCCCTGGGTTCGTTGGTTCAAGACTTTGCGGGAAACGCGGTTAGTAACTTGTCGAGAGACCTTCTGGGTACATTATTCCCGGCAACAGTAAGTAGCCCAACCAAGTTCTTTCCAGGGGCAGGAAACGAGCCAGACGCAGACTACCAAGGGTACGCTTACAACCCTGGAACAAACGGTGCTGACGTGGTGTTTTCTATTAAGCCCGCAGTTTCTGGAGCCCAGGCGGAAATTACGGATCAAGTGTCGGGTAGGGGTGGGAGTGGTGTTCAAACATCTCTACCTGCAGGGCAAAGTGTTCCGTCTTCAGGGGGATTGCCCCCAACACCGAAGGCCGACTACTCAGCAGCATTTCAGAGTGCCTCTGGAGCTGTCCTCGGAGACTTGACAAAACAAGCCAACTTAGCGGGTTCCTTTCGTGGTGTTCCGTTTGGGAGCCCTGACGCATTTAAGGCAATATCGACGATCCCGCAGATTCTTACAAGCTCCACAGTAGGACAACCCTTCTCTCAAGATTCACAACAGTCCTCAGTGTGGAACTTTATCTGCGCACCTGAAGAAATTTCCTGGTCAACCGCCGTTCAGGTGGATAGAGTTCCAATTTTCGGCACAAACCTGCCACCCGTGATATCGGGCAGCCGGGGAATGAGGGAACTAAGTATGTCAAACGCTCTTGTGGAGGGTTTCACAAGGGGGAAGACCATTGAAGGGAAGGTTTCTGACTTGGAAAAACTCCTGAGTTTCACACTGGACACGCAAAACGGCTACGTTAAGGTACCCGTGTATTGGGTCTATGCAAATAATAAGAGATATGGTGATGTTGATGGTGGGTGCTTCCTTATTAAGGAGGTGAAGGTGAAGGAGGAAATGAGAGACTTGACTGGCCTTGCAACACGTGCCAAGGTTGACATTTCCTTTTCACAAGTTCCCTCGTACCAAGTTGATGACGGGAGAGACGTAGCAAGCAAAACAGTTTCCGGGACTACCTCGAATTTAGGTGCCGTTGCGAGTGTTCTATCGACTCGTCCGGTAGTTGTGAATCAGCAGCAAACCAACTCGTCCCGGAGAAGAGACGGCGTGGCTGGACAGACTAATCAAGGTGTTTCGCCGACAACGAAAATTCCCGGAGTACCATCAGGAGCAACGAATGTGAGAGTCAATGTGAATAAAAAGGGAGAGAGTACCGTGAGTTACACTAACAATGGGGTTGAGGTTAGAAAGACACTGCCTCGGGGTCAAGGGCAGTTTTAGTACTAAGGGTAAAGTCTATTAACACCCGGCTATTTCTGCACGAGAAAAGAGAATGGCGGAGAATAAGACCTTTACACTGATTGGTAAGTTTGACGATCAAATTACCAAGAAGCTAAGGGATCTAAATAAGGAGTTTCAGAAGCTGAGCAAACCCCTCAGCAAGGATAATGCTGCGGTATCTTTGCGAGACGGATTTAAGGCGGCTAACTCAGAGCTGAAGACTCTTCAGAATGAAATGAAGACTCTGAACAAGCTTCAGTTTAAGTTCGACAAATCCGGTATTCAAGCAGCTCGCGAAGAAGTTCAGATGCTTGGCAAAGACCTTGACTCGGTGTCGAAGAAAGGGCTCCCCATCGATAAGTCCGGGTTAAAGGCAGCGCAGGAAGATGCAAAGATTCTGGGGAAAATTCTCGAGGCAAACGCACTCATAAAAGTAGGAGAAGGGTTTGCGAATGCTTTAACAGCGGGGGCCTCTTCCGCTGTAAACATCCTTCAGCAGGGTCTAGGGTTCGTAGGAAAGAGATACTCTGAGGCAGTTCAAGACCAGCTTGGAGATGTCATGGCTCGTGGTTCCTTGTTCGGGTCCCTGAATAAAGAGGGAATGTTCAAACAGGGACTGGCCGGCAAAGAGGGTCAGGCATTGAAGGACGCTTCGAACGATATGTACCTTCAGACGAAGAACATTAGTCGCTCCATGGATAGCGCGATTAACGAGATTATTCGAACAAGTACAGTAAGCTCAAAAACCATACAAATTCTGTCAAGACAGCTCGGCGACAACCTGCTCCCTGTGATGCTAAAGGAGAAAGGCATCACAGACCTTTCTATTGTAAGTAGGGAGAAACTAAATGAAGTGATGGGGGGAGAAAACGGCGTCGGCAAGAAACTCGCTATCTTGTACTCCCAAATCGGATCTGTAATTACTAGTCCAGCGTACGCACCCCAGGCTGCTATGGGAGTTACACAGTTCCTTGGATCGGGGACAATCAACAGACAATTATCCGTCTTTGAAAACAACCCGATCCTCGTCTCATCCCTCAAAGAAGGTCTTAAAAAGTTCGGTAACACTGTCGAGGGAAGGATCAAGGCAGCCAGTTACGGTTTCTCGATCGCAATGCCTGAGGCTGCTCTTGAAGAAGCTAAGAATACGATTGCAGGTGGTATGCAGTCCGTAAACGACACCTTTCTCGGTCCGTCCGGTATTCTCACATTAACAGCAGACATTGGCAAACAGGGAGAGAAGACCTTAGCAATGATGACCTCAAGTGGTGCGAGAGACAAGCAAATAGCGAAGTACGATAGGCGAAACAAGGAAGTTTTAGAAGCACTTGCGAAACAAGGCAGGAAAGAGGCTGAGATACAGAAGATTGAGGAACAACAGAAGAACAACAGGGTTCGATTTATAAAAAACCTCGATGACTTCTACAAGTCAGCAGACTCTCCGATCGAAGTGATAGCGACTCAATTCGGGCCGCTGTTGCAAAGTTTTGCTAACATGATGAACTCAGCGGGGAACCTTTTGATAGGACCCGTCAACTCAATTATCGGGGCTCTTGCGAGACCTTTAACTGAACTGCAGGACAACTTTGAGAACTTAGGGTCTGATATAGCCTCAGGTAAGAAGAGCCTAGCTGAAGCACTCGGCAGGGGCTTAGCAGAGACTTTTAAGGCACTTGCGAGCTATTTCAACCCCGAACAGGCAGGAAAAGACGTTGGAACGGGTATCCAAAAATTCCTCTCAGACTTCATGAAAGGGTTTAAGGGTGGAGAAGTTGACGGTGAAAGGTACATGAAAATTGTACTCGACACCTTCAAGGATATTATCCTTAAGATGCTGTTCAACAACGGTAATGCACTCCAAGGTGTTACACCGCTCGGCGACGCCCTGGGAAAGGTTTTTCTGTTGTTGGCTGCTCCGGCTTTCATCAGTGCTGTAATAGCGGGGGTGGTTCCCCTCGCAATCATGGGATTCGGCAACATGCTGATGGGTGTTTTTGCTGGTTTGGCTGGAGGTGCTCTGGCGGGTGTGGCAGGGTTTGCCTTACCCATTGTGGCGCTCGTAGCGGGTTTTGTAATTTTCGAAGGTCCGTTGCGAATGCTCGCGGATTGGCTGAAGGACACGGGGGCCAAACTATCCGAGAGCACAAACTGGGTCGCTTCGGCAGCCGGACTGTTCTTGGGGGGCCTGGGTGACATACTTCGGGGACTTACGAATTTCTTCACAGGAATTTGGGATTTACTCGTGGGCATATTCACGGGAAATCAGCAATTGATAGTTCAGGGCGTTAAAAAAATCTTTAGCGGAATAATTGAAACTCTCATCGGAGCTGCGGAAAGCGTGGTGGGCTTAGGGGGCATAATCATCGGGGCAGTCGGAAATCTTTTTACGGCCATTGGACGTAAGATTAATGATATTGCAATTAGTGTTGGGGGTTGGATCAGTGACCGTGTGCCAGGGAGTAGCAAAGCGTCTCCGAGACCTGCTGCCGGTGCGTCTTCTGCAAGAGCTCCGAAGGCAAAGGCATCCGCGTTTGGGAGCGCAAACCCTTTCTCCGGGAGCTTGAGCCAAGCCATAGACTTTGAAATGGCAAACAAACCCGCAAACTCCAGCCTTGTAATAGCAAATAGCAGTGAGACGATTATACCTTCCGCCGGTAAGACACCTGAACGAGAGCCAAAGGCGAAAGCAGCCGCGTTTGGTAGTGCAAACCCTTTCTCCGGGAGTTTGGGACAAGCAATTAGCTTTGAAATGGCAAACAAACCTTCAAATTCTAGTCTCGTGATAGCAAACAGCAGTGAAACGGTTATACCTGCTGCGGGTGGTCTTGGAGTGGGCTCTTTCATGGAAACTCTCAAAGAGGGATTCGGTCAGCTCACGACCACAATGAACGAGAACAACCAAGTGTACACCGAAAACGGTAAGAGATTTACAGAGGGATTGTTCAAAGTTTCCGGCCAAGTTATTGAGTCTCAAACTCAAATAAACAGTCTTGGATCGGCCTTATCTAAAGCTCAGGAGCATAATAATAACATGTTCTCTAAGGTTCAAGAACAACTGAATAGCAATCAAAACCAAACAGCATCAATGTTCTCAGCAATAGGAAAGCAAATCTCTCAAATTGCATCCTCCGCTGGGGGAATGTTTGGGGGGGCACTCGGAATGATGTCCGGGAGTTTGGGGGCGGCAAGTTCGCTGGCACAAAATCTAGGACTCACGATAACCTCAACAACGGGAGGGAAACACGCCCCTGGGTCGTATCATTACGCCGGACGAGCCATTGACGTAGCGGGCTCACCTGGCGCGATGCTCGCCTATGCTCAGCGACTGGCCTCTACTTCGGGGGGCAGAATGGCAGAGCTTTACTACACGCCCCTGGGATTCAGCATAAAAAACGGTGTGAAGG